CCAACTCCAACTCCAACACTAACAAAAACACCAACACCAACACCAACACTAACAAAAACACCTACTCCGACTTTAACTAAAACTCCAACTCCAACTCCAACTAAAACACCAGGACAAATTTATCAGGTAAAGTCTTGTTGTACCCCCTACACATATAAATATGTAATATTACCATCCGTTACTATTGGTCAAATAGTTTTAGTTAGTGGACAATGTTATGAGGTAATGACCCCCCCTGCTCTTGGTGCAACGTCATTTGTTGGTACATTATTACCTGTTGGTACCACTTGTAATAGTTGTATGGCAACATATGGATGTAATTCGTAATATAAGTTTTTATATTAATTAACAATATTGACTTATTACACATATACCATATTTTAGTTATATGGAAGATATTATTTTTGTGTCCGCTCAACCTGACGTACCTTATTTTCATTGGCAAATAAAACTTTATACTCATAACTTTATTGAAAATGGAATTAATCCTTGTCAAATTCATGTTATTTTTGGATTAACTAATGGACAAACAGAACCTTCTAAAGGAGCGTTAGAACTATGTGATTACGGGTTTAATGTGCATTTTTACATTGACGATAGAATAAGTAAAAATTATATCCCAAGTATCAAACCATATTTAATATCAAGATGGTTATTTGAATATCCCGAATATGGTAAAACTTTTTTCTTACATGATGCGGATATTATTTTTAGAGTATTACCCGATTTTAATAAATTAATGAATGATGATATTTGTTATTTATCAGACACAATTGGTTATATCGGATACAACTATATTGTGGATTGTTGTGACAGATATGAAAAGGCACACCCAAATTCAGAAAAAGGTCAATTATTAAAAGAAATGGCAAATATTGTTGGAATAAACGTTGACATAATTAAAGATAACCAAGAAAACTCAGGTGGGGGTCAATATTTGTTAAAAAACATGACATATAGTCTTTGGGAAAAAATATATTTGGATTGTTATCCTCTTTATACACAAATGCATAGTTATCACAAAAGACACCCAATAAGTCCTGGTGAAATACAATTTTGGACGGCAGAAATGTGGTCTTTATTGTGGAATTTATGGTTATTAAATTATGACACTAAAGTTGTTGAGGATCTCAATTTTTCTTGGGCAACAGATAATTTAAAAGTATATGAAGAAAGGACTATTTTACATATGGCTGGAGTTACAGATAATTTAAAAAGTAATAAATTTTATAAAGGAGAATATATAACAATTGACCCTATTTTAAAACTTAAAGAAAATCCGTCACACTTTGATTATATTGAAATTAATAGTACAACAATAAAATATATTGAAGTAATGAAATCATTTATTCAAAAAACAATAAACTGATTATTTATATAGTAAAGAAATAACTTAAATGGTTTTTGAAGTAATAAATAATAGTTCGGTAATATATAATAACTATACGTTTACTGACGAAAATAACGTTATTAAAGTAGTTGATTTATTACCTGGTGTTTCTTATTATATTAACACCTTAGTAACTCCACCACAACCTACAAATTTTTATCTTAACTCACTTGCAAAAGCAACAATCAGATATTGTTTTCAAAGTTGTTGTAATGATGATTCTTTTTATTTTGACGGACCAGTTAATTCAGTTTTTGCAAATTATTTAAATGGTGTTATAATTTATTTTAATGCGGCTTTACTATCTTCAAACCCTAATAATTATAAATCTGGTTGTTATGAATTAGTAGGTCGTGGTCTCTCCGCCACATATGACTGTAATATAGTTGGATCTGAAAGTGTTACTTTAGTTCAGTTTAATGTTAATGAGTATAATAATTGTGATACCTGTGTTATAGATAATAGTTGTTGTAATAATTATTATGTAACTAATCAATCTTCACAAAATGTTAAAACAAGAATAGAGTTTACCCCATGTTGTGATGAGGAAAAAAAATCACCTTATGATATACCCCACCAAACATCAGTTTCCATATGTAGTTCAACAGGAGTAAAAGTTTTATCGGGAGAGATACAAATTATTAACAATGGTAAATGTACCCCTTGTACAATAACAACTACGACTAACCCGATTGTTACAACTACAACAACTTTTGCCCCACCAAATCCACCAATTGAACCTAAAAATGAATGTGATGTTATAACAATTTTTCCTCTTGGGGTTGAATGTTTTATAGTTGATCCATCAACCCCAAATTCTTTTGACGGGTTAATTACTTTGGGTATAACAGGAGGAACCCCTCCTTATGAGGTTATTTGGGAAAATGGTTCCCTCTCACAATCTTTAAGTAATCTTGGGGCTGGAAATTATGATTCAATCGTTACTGATTATTACGGGGATTTTACAGCATATACCACTTGTGTTTTAGGGGTTGAAATACCAATTACAACAAGTACAACAACTTTTAATCCTTTACCAACATATGAAGATATCTGTCTTACAATTATAAGAAGAAAACTAACACAATCTTTTGCTGAATATTATGAATTTCAATATAATGGGTACATTGGGGATTACCCAACTTGGGAAGATACAACAAATAGTTTAGATATTGTATGGAATCTTAATGGTAATCAATGGCAAGTATCGGGTTGGACAGCGGGACAAATAATTAATTTAAATAGTGGTAGCCCACCATTATCTGGGTGGAATTCGGTTGGATCATCATTACCTAATCAAATATTATCAATAACCGCAAATTTAGGACCATGTAATGAACTTAGTACCCCTAACTTAACAATAAATACTAATAGACCCGAATGTGGTTGTGATGGAAGTATAATATTAACTCCTTTTGGGGGAACACCACCATATGACTATTCAATCAACGGGGGAACAACTTACCAACCTACAACAATATATAATAACTTATGTCAAGGATCATATATTGTTTATGTTAGAGATTCTTCAGGATTTACAAGTACCCAAACGGTTGTTTTACCTCCTCCAACTTCAAATATAAACTATATTGTTACTATGTCTTACGCTTCAACTATATTTGGTACTAATGTGTTTAATATAAATGTCTCACCTTCATTACCAATTGGAACAACAATTACTTTTGATGTAATTCATACTAACACATTTAACGTTGGACCATCAACGGCAGCTGCCACTTATAACAACATAGTAACATTAAATGTTAATGGGTTACCTGTATCCAACACTAATCAATCAATAACTCCATTCTTACCAATTCCACAACCAGATCCTTGTAAGGACTTTTTTAAATATACCACAACAAGACAATATAATTGGATTAATTTATCTATGACATCAGGAACTATTATAAACGGTTCTTATACTGATACAATATCGCCTATTTTACCAACCCCGCATTGTTTTATTGCGTACAGATACTATCACATTTATTTAAATAATGTAAAAATAAATAATAATTGCGATACGGTAAGGGTAGTTAATCCTTTAGGTGTGGGGATAAAAAAATAAATAAATAAATATTTATACATAAAATGTCATATATAATAAAAAATACATCAGGACTTATTAACACCAGAATAACGGATACTGGTAGGTTAAAGATGTCACAAGGAAATTTTAATGTAAGTTATTTCCAAGTAGGGGATAGTGAAGTTTCTTATGATAAAGTTTCTGTTAATTATAATCAAGTTAATAGTTTTGTCTTAACTCCACCGTTTGGAAGTCAAAATAGTGACGGAATACCACAATCAAATAAACAAAATGTTAAATACCCGTATTATGTGGATAATATTGGGAAAAATACGTACGGAATCCCATACATGGACTCAACAGTTGAGTCTGTATTTAATCGGGCTCCTTTAAGGGGATTTTTTAGTGGTAACACAACCGCAAGTACAATTAATTGGAGTGCGTTAACAAGTAATAATTATGTTAAAACTTCTAATTATTTGGTAAATCCATTATCATTAAATGGTACTAATGAAATAACTTTAATTTATTCAGGATGTAACACATCTTCATTTGGAGGTTACGATGTTGGTGATTTTATTACTATTTATTTTGATGGTTTAGGGTGTGAAAATTGTGCGTGTACCAATCTACCAACACCAACACCAACGGCGTCACAAGGGACCACGCCAACACCTACACTCACACCATCAGTAAGTAGTGGTCATATTAATTGTATAAGTCCAACCCCAACGCCTACCCCCACAAAAACAGAATGTTTAACGCCAACACCAAGTAGACAGTGTCCCGCACCACCTGAACCCGTTTGTTTGATGTCATTATATAGTTGTTATCCAATTTTAACTTATAGAATTATTTCAATTTGTGAAAATAAAATAACATTAGATAGAACAACACCAGATTTTGGATTAATAAATAATAAATGTTGTTTTAGAGCTTTAGTTTATCCTAAAAGTATGACAGAACTATATGATAGTGTAACACCAAGTCCACATTGGGGTGATGGTGTTATTAATTATGAAACATTATGTGATGTTGATAACTTTGACGTTAAAATTTGGAACATGAATATTCCTTGGACCGAAAATCCCGCTGGATTATTACCAACACAATATGAAGATTATACTTATTTTGGGTCTGTTAATTATATTGGGAGTAAAGAGTATTTTGGTTATAATTCAAATTTAGGACAGACATTTTACGTAAATTCAGTATTAAGTGCTGAAACTACTGACACTTATTATTATAATTCATTTGATGAGGTTATTAAGGTTGAACCTGAAGAACAAAAAACAATTGCAATTATTCATTATACAAACCAAACAATTGATTTCTTTTATGGTGAAAAATTTGCATTAGAACCATATGATCCGGTTAATACTAATAATACAACAGGTCAAGCTAGAAATTTTAAATTATATATACCATGGATTATGTGGCATAAAAATCCACAATGTTGCTTTGGATCTACCTTTTGGGTTGACCCACCTGGATTTGACAATGAAAACTTATTTGAAGTTCATTATATGGAATCAAACCAAAATAATAATATGAATAATCCTGGATTAAGATACTATCATTTATGGGATACACACCCAAATAATAATGGATTACCAAGTCGAATTGGTAAAGTATTTCCGGATAGTCAAACAATTATTATTGATGATGAAGAAATTGTTGCTGCGTTATCTTATAAATCAAATAGAAATTGGACATTACCTGCACCACAAGTTTCTTTAATAACTCCAAATATTTGTGATACTACCTCGGGAGAAATTAATGGTATATTAACAGGAAACAATGAGACTATGTATATTACATATAGAATTAGTAATGATTATGGTTTTACAAATTCATTACATTGTAATTATTACGTTAAAATTGTGGGTAATAATAATGATTGTTTTCCTGATACATCTAAAAATGTTGCAATAAGATTTGCGGGTGAATTTGGGTGTTTGGTTGTTCCTGGGTATAACCCAACAACAACAACTACAACACTTAATCCTATTATTACAACAACTACAACACTTAATCCTATTGTTACAACAACTACAACACTATGTCCTACATGTGATATTCCAAATGGATTTTATGGGACTAAATTTGAAGTGTTAGCACAAAAAGTACCTACAGGAACAAGACCAGATTCCTCAAAATGGAAATTAATTGATTTTACTAATAATATAAGTGGACAAACAATAAATGGTTATATTACTGAAGATTCATTAACAGGAACTACATTTATTGTTACCGAATCCTTATATAATTCCGCACCATTTTACGATTTAAACCAATATATTGATTTAACCCCTATTGGTAATGTTGGACCAAAATTAAATTTTGGTGATGAATATTATTTCTACGGAGGTATTGAAACTGATATACAAGCAACAATATATGAAATGATGTATAAGATTAATTTAAATTATACTGAATTTCAAAAAACATCAAATCCAACTTGGAAATCAGGAACTAATTCTTATATTACTGAAATAGCGTTGTTAGATGATAAAAAAGACGTATTAGTTGTCTCAAAGTTACAATCTCCTGTTTTAAGACAAGGAATTCAACAATTCTTAGTTAAGTTTGATTTATAACAAAAACTTTAGTTTTACAACGATATAGTTATATTATAATTAAAAATAAGTTTATGCGAACATCAATTAAAAATTCACCTAAAGTCTTAGGGTTAGACATTTCCACTAAAACAATAGGTTGGGCACTTTTTGATATTAAATCACAAGAATTACTAGAATTAACTCATGTATCCCCGAGACCAAAAAATAAAGATACGGAAGAAAATAAAATGTTAGAATTAATATTAAAATCTGAAGTATTTAAAACTAAATTGGAAGGATATAAAAATTTAGGGATTGTTAGTGTTATAATTGAAGAACCACTATTAAATTCAAACAATGTTTATACTATCCAAACTTTACTAAGATTTAATACATTAATATGTAAAACAATTTATGATATGATAGGTATTGTTCCTGAATTCATATCTACATATAACTCAAGAAAATTTGCGTTTCCTGAATTAGTAAAAGAAAACGATAAAAAAAAACATGTTTTATTTGGAGGACTTCCTAAAGATATAGACAAAAAAATGATTATTTGGGATTTAGTTGCAAAAAAAGAACCACAAATACAATGGCATTACACTAAAAACAATACTTTAAAGAAAGAAAATTTTGACCAAACAGATGCTTATGCTTGTGTTTTAGGTTATATGAGAAGTAAAAAAATTTGGGATTAATATCGTCTAAATAACTGATAATTGAAAATATCGTCTTTTTAGGTGATATTTTTTTTTGTCTTATATTTTTAATTACAAATACACATAAAACTGTTGAAGGACTAAATAATTTAGTAATACCGCTATACTGGATTTGGGTATGTACGATAAAATGTTCCTACAGAATTTGTAGCAAACGCCCTAAAATAATATGGTTGGTTTAGTATTGGTCTAATAAAATTCTGACATTGAATCCCTATTTGAATATTATATGGAATTATATTATCTGCTGTTGTTGGGTTTCCTGTTGTATTGTAAACCACACCACATTGTGTTATTGGGCTTCCACCATCGTTATTAATATTTATGCAGATATTTAGCATAACACTGGTATTTATAGGAAAATAAAGAAGATATATTAAAGGAATACTATCTGGTGTTGGCGTTGGAGTTTTAGTTTTTGTTGGTGTTGGATTTGGTGTAGGACTTGGACTTGGAGGATTATCTTAACAATTATAAATTCCAGCAACAAACCCACCAATAGTTTGAACAATTACATAGGTAGAACTAACACCAGGAGATCCAGCATTAAAAACGTAATATCCATCATTAATATGTTGACAACTATATAATGGATTCGTTCCATTGCCATACCAAACTTCTGAACCAACTTGAATTGGATTTTCATTAGTCTGATGTACTTGACCATACATAGTCATAGATGGCACGCCAGCCCAATAAGTATTAACAGCCGCACAAGCACTACTCAAACTACTTGTAAAATTTGTGATTACGCCAGTGTTTAGGTTTTGAATTGCATATCTCAGAGTTATATTATATAAATTTGTGGGTCTAACACAAAGTCCCGTTGGGGTTGGAGTTGTTGTTGGGGTTGGAGTTGGGATAGGAGTTGAAAAACAATCTCTTCCTGTGGGGTTTACATTTATTCCACCATATATAGAATATGGTGTTGAAAATGAATTAATTAAAATACTTGTGTTAGAATTTAATGTTTGGTTTATAACAACACCTAATAAATTTGTATAAACATATGATTGAACTGTTGTGGATGTATTAAATAATAAGTATTGAATACAATTTCCATTACAACAATCACCAATATTTGTAATAGTTGCAGATCCTGAACTAAGTGTCGGTATATCTTTAGAACAAATAATTAGAACATGATTTGACCAATCAGTCCAACCCATAGAAGCAGGTCTTAATAAAACATCTTTATTATCACAACTCATAAATTCTATAACACCACTGTTGGGATTTCCAGTTATATTTGAAATTCTATATGACAAACATAAACAAGGTGTTGTTGGGGTTGGTGTTATAGTAGGTGTTAATGTAGGAGTATTACTAATTGGGAAACAATTTAAACAACTACCTTGACTAGAAGGTCCATATTCTGTGGTAATAACAACTTTGTCACCACCACTTATGTTATCTACAATTGTTTGAAAAATAAAACATGAAGATATTCTGTTTATTGTTCCACCATAAACGTCACCAACAACTAATAAATTACCTAAAGAATCAAATAATGTTTGTGTTGTATAATATTCTATACCAGTAAAACAATCCTCAAATTTTTTACTGGTTGCACATACAATAAACCCATCAACACTATTAAATTTGGCAATACCATCAAAATTACATGGTCTATCAATTGGAATTGAAGGTGTTGGAGTTAAAGTTGGTGTTGTAGTTGGTGTTGGTGAATATGTGTTTCCTGTAACAGATAAAGAAACACCCCCACAAACATTAGTTACTGTTGGTGTTGGTGTTGGTGTTGGGGTTTTTGTTTTAGTTGGAGTTGGAGTTGGAGTTACAAATACATCACAATCAAACATTGCGTCAAAATCAATAGCACAAGCTAATGTTGGGGTTGGAGTTGGGGTTGGACATAAACCGTTAACTATTATTCCAGAATAAAAATCAGGACATGGATCAACGGAATTTGTTGGACCAAATAAAATACACGGATCCCCTATGTATGACGATAAACACCACCTTAATTCTGTTTGAGAATAAAAAATGTAATATGATGAGGTTGAATTTTCAAAATAATCTATACCACCATATTGACCACTGAATGTATAATTATCATTATATATCCCGGAATTAACAACGCAAATATCTGTACTACAACCCATATTATATATTTAAAGTATCTGTAACGATACAATCATTATTATCAACCACTTTAACAACAAATTCAGTTAAACTTGAATAAACTAAAGGAATATCAAAACTATATGGTAGGGTCTGATAATAGGGACTAGAGGCGTCAACCGTATTAATAGTTGAGACATAAATACAAGTAGTAATTGGTGAATCACAAACATAGACATCAAATGGTTGTGCTCCCGTAACGTTATTAATTGTTATATTTGTTGGCATATCTTATAAATATAGAACTTATTAAAAACTTGTGTAGTTGATATGTTCTTTTATTTTATTTATATTTTTAAAACAATGGAAGAAAGTGATGCAATTGTTGAATTATTAGAGGGACTTTTAGGGGATCACGGATTACATTACCATAATCGTGGTCAAATTTCATTTAATTGTCCGGTTTGTGATGACGATAAAAATAAACACAATTTAGAGATTAACTATATAAATAATGTGTACAAATGTTGGTCGTGTGGGGACACTAATGGAACTCACGGATCTTTGGGAAAACTTTTTGATAAGTACGGAAACAAAAAATTAAAGAAATTATATAATATCTTAAAACCTGAGACGGTACAGCCAAAACAAAAACGAACAAAAAAATTAACACTTCCTGAGGGTTTCACTTTATTTACGGAGTCAAGTCCGGTATACCCAGTAAGAAGACAAGCGTATAATTATTTAAAAAGTAGGGGAATAACGGATGAAATCATTACCAAATATAATATTGGTTTTTGTGATCGTGGTAGTCATATAGGACGTATTGTGGTCCCATCATATAATATTAATGGGGAATTAAATTACTATGTTGCTCGCAGTTGGGACACAAAAAGTAAATTTAAATATAAAAACCCTGAGGAAGAAAAAGATAAGATTATATTTAACGAAAGATTAATAGATTGGGAAAAAGACATTTACTTAGTCGAAGGGGTTTTTGATGGGTTTTTCTTGGACAATTCAATTCCAATGTTAGGTAAACATATGTCAGAACTTTTATTTGAAAAAATATATAATAAAGCTAAAAGAGATATAATTATATCCCTTGATGGTGACGCTTTTAATAATGCGGTTAAATTATATCGAGAGTTAAATGGGGGTGAACTATATGATAGAATAAAAATTGTTAGATTACCTATGGATCAAGATGTTTGTGACTTAAAAGGAAATATTGAAGATTTTTTTGTAAAAATTAGGGATTAATAAAAAAAAAGTATTATCTTTGTAAAATAAAACAAAAAAAACATGGATTTAAAAAAAATATCTGAAGAGATCAGAGAAATCATATCAGAAAAACAAAAAGAGTTTCAATTAACATTTGAAGAAGATGCTCACAAGTACACAATGTTGGATGTTAGTGGTAAATTAAGAGACGATTTCCCTTCTGTTTCTAAATTGATGAAATATTTCTATACGGAATTTGATTCTGAAGGAATTTCATTTAGAAAGGCGAATGGTGATCCTTATGAACAACAACGATTATTGGAGGAATGGGCTGCCGCTGGAACATATTCCACAAACATGGGTTCTCGTGTTCACTTCTTATTAGAAAAACATACCTTAGAAGAATTTGGTATTAGTAAAGAAGTTAGACAACCAATTTATGAATGTGATGCCGAACAGATTGTAAAAGGAGATACTATGGTTGTTGCGGGTAAACAATACATTGATTTACTTAAAGAACGTAATTGTATTTTACTTGATACGGAAATGGTTTTGGGTCACCCTGAATTGGGTTATACAGGGCAACCCGATAAGGTATGGTTAATTATTGGTACAAATGGTGATCTTGGTATTTTAATTACGGATTGGAAAACAAACAAACCTAAAAACTTTGAAAAGAATAAGTTTACAAAACCAATGAAGAAACCATTTGAAGATTTACCTGATAACGCTCTTGGTCACTACAACACTCAATTACCATTTTACGGTAAGTTATTATTGAAGATGTTAGAGGGTACGAAATATGAGAACATTAAATTGATGGGTTGTATTGTTGTTTTATTAACGGAAGAAAGAGAATATGTTGAACATAGAGTCTTAAAGAAAACGATTAACACAATTCTTGAAATGGATATGAAAAAGTATTTGACAAAATAATAAAAATAAACTATTATTGAGTATGAAAACTATAATTACACCAGTTTGGTTCACCAACACAAGTTGGGACAATACAACAATTAAAATAAATATAAATTATATTATAAAATGGGAGAAGATAACAGTATAAAACCTAAAATTGATCTTAGAATACAACCAACTATAATCTGTGAAGAGTGTGGTTCAAAGTTTTTTAAAGAAGTAAGTATGTTAAAAAAAGTACCTAAATTATTAACAGGAAGTCACGAAGATACAATTGTTCCGTTTCCTACATATATGTGTAATAGTTGTGGATTTGTAAATGAAGAATTTTTAATTTTTGAATAATGGAAATTGGTAAAATGACATTAACTGAAGCATATCCACACCTTAATAGTGTGGCGTTGGCGTATGGTTTAAAATTAAACAGAGCAAAAGATTTTAAGTTTGCAAGAATTATTTTAGTAAATCTTTATAGTAGAGAATTATGTTAACACACAAAGAATTTTATATTTGGTTAGAAGGTTATCTTTATGGTAAACTTGAAAACAAACACATAGAAATTTTACCTATTGTTGAAAAAATGGGTCAAGTAAAAGAAGAAAGTAAATTTGGTATTGCGGAACCATATAGGTCAATACCAATACCTATTAATCCATTCCCAATAGATAATGATTTGGGATATCCACCAAAAATAGTAATGTAGTTATGATTGAAGATATTAAAATTATTCATCTTAAGAGTAATGCTCAACAACTTGAAACATGGATTGCCATGTTAAATGGTGAGATTGTGGGACACATATATATGGAACGAGAAGAGAGTAATAAAATAAAATTCTTAGATGCTTGGGTACATGAGGAACATAGACTAAAAGGTATTTTTAGAAAGTTATGGGATACTAGATGGGAATATGTTAAAACTCGTTATAGTGGGTATACAGTATATGCTTGGTGTAAACCAGGTTCATTACCATTATTAATTGAAAAAGGATTTACTGAAGGTGAGACATCAACTTATGTTGAAAAAATAATAGAATAAACAAACAAATAATTAAAAATGAAAAAAATAACAACAAACAAGAATAATAAAGAAAATACATATAGGGCATTCGCACATTTAAGTTTAAGCGTCGATGAATTTAATAAATTAAGGTTGGAATATTCTAAACAACAAATTGACGACATTCTAAATAACATCGAAAATTTTAAAAAGAATACTAATTATAAAAGTTTATACTTGACCGCAAACAATTGGTTGAAGCGGAGACAAGAAACGGAATATGGTTACAAACCACCGTTAAAGGATAAATATGTAATTACAGAAATTAATGAGATGTTAATAACCCAACAAATTAAAACCCAATTAGAAAACTCTAACATAAATGTTGTTATTACGCCAGTTATGTATGACCCAGATGGGTTTACACCTGTGTTAGGTGTGTTAGTAAAAAATGAGGATTCTAGTTATACTAGAAAATATACGATAACGGTTAAACCGAACAATTAAATAATATGATATATAAATTAAGATACAAATTATTAAAATATATTTTAAGAAAACTTAGATAACCAAAATTTTTTTTGTGTGTTGAAGATATAAAAATAAAACAATATAAAATATGAAAAGATACCCCGCATTATTTATTAAATGGTTATCGAACCGATTTGGATACAAAATTGCAATGCTTAAATCATCAAAAGGAACAACAACTGTTGAAGGTAATATTGAACTATTAAGGTATGTTGATATCTCCGGATATTTCTTTAAGAAAGAACCATTTAATAGAAGTAAAAATGATTAAAACTTTAGTACACTTTTCTGACTTACACATCCGTCTTTTCAAAGACCACGATTTGTATCGATCAATATTAGAAACGGCGATTGATCAATGGAAAGAATTAAAACCTGATAGGATTATTTTTACGGGTGACCTTGTTCATTCTAAAAATCAACTCACACCGGAACTAATAGATATTGTTTCATGGTTATTAACTGAATGTTCTAACATTTGTAAAATAATTATAATTCCTGGAAATCATGATTTTTTAGTAAATAATACAGAAAGGTTAGACGCACTATCTCCGATTATAAATTCTTTAAATAGTAATAATATTGTTTACTATAAAGATAGAGGTGTTTACGAAGATGAAAACATTAGTTGGTGTGTGTATTCACAGTATCAAGGAAATATTCCTCCTGATTTAACAGATGCTAAAGGAAAAAGAATTGGGTTGTTTCACGGTCCAATTCAAGGAATGAAAACGGATCTTGGATTTGATTTTGGTGAGGAGGCTTATGACGTAGAAAAGTTTAATGGACTTGAATCCGTATTATGTGGGGACATTCATAAAAGACAAGAATTTAAGTTTAAGACGGGTAAAGGTTATATGATTGGAAGTCCAATACAACAAAATATTGGTGAAAGTATTGGTAAACACGGATATGGTATATACGATGTTGTGACAAAAGGTTATGATTATGTTGATCTACCAAATCCAAAACCATTTTTAAAGTTCACCATAAAATCATTTGAAGATATTGAGAATGGAACAGAAAGACTCCAAAATATTTAATAAAACAATAATGCAGTCGGTGTCTTCATTTTGTGATGCAAACAATATTGAGGATAAAGACAATTTTATCTACCTTTGTTTCAAACAAGGTTTTGACATTAAGAAGTTTGGCCTTTTGGGGGAAACACTTAATGAAGGAGAAAAAGACTTAAAAACAGGTGAGATTGAGGAAATACGGGTGGAAGTACCCGTTGAAGTTATAAGGGAGGTTGAGAAAATTGTCACAAAAATAGAATACATTTGTGACAAAAGTGGTGAAAATGAACTGTTATTAAAAATCAAACAGTTGGAAGAAGAAATGTCTAAAAAGGATGAAAAATTAGACGAACTTAGACGTAATTTAGACATTACTTTAGACGAACCACCAGTTGAAATAATCAAAGAGGTGGAAAAAATAGTTGAAGTCATCAAAGAAGTTGAGAAACCAAATGATAGGGTGGAAATGTTACAAGAAACATTAATATCTCTCAGGAAAGAACTTCAAACAAAAAACGAAAGAATAAAAGAATTAGAAAAAATAAACCGAGATCTTGAGAATCTCAGTTCAAATAAAGGAGCTGTTTATCTTAGGGGATCAAATTTAAATAATAGAATATAATGGAAGTTTTAATTTTTATGATTGTTGCATATGGTTTGACAACAATACTTGTTTACGGGTCAATCTTTAATGGGTTAAGAAAATGGATACACAAAAATGCACAACCAAACACTGGGTGGGTTTTATTTACACCTGTATTTTCTTTTGTATCTGAATTAATAAAATGTATATTGTGTACAAGCACATGGGTTGGTTTTTTCTTATCCTTATGTTTTTTTTCACCTATTTCACATTTTATTGGACTTAACCAATATTATTCCGTATTTTTTGATGGAATGTTATCCGCTGGATCAGTTTGGGGGATTAACGCAATAATTGAATGGTTTGAAGAAAATAGACCAAACACCAACATTGAAGAGTAATAAATAAAATAAAATAAATAAAAATGGGAAAGTCGTCAAAAGCTCATAGAGCAAAAGTAGAAAAAAGAAACCAAAAAATTACAGTAGAAAAATACGCAATGAAAAAGGCAATTGAAAAAATGTTTGAGGCTCAAAAAATGATGTCAGAAACTGAAAACTTAAATGTTGAATTGAATGGTCAAGATTTAGGTTTTGAAGTTGTTGAAGAGGTAAAAAATAATATAGTTATAGACGAAAAAAATATTAACATAGAAAAATAAAAAAGTGGATTTATTTAATCCCCCAAAATTATTTAATTATAATATAATGATAAAAAATTTAGACTTTTCTGTATTTGAAAACCCAACAGTTCAAGTTGTTTGGGAGGATTTACCAGAAAACTTTACACAAGACAAGATCAAAAGTGTTAAATATTACTTTCAAAAAAAATATAACACAACTAATGTTAATGTCCTGACTAAATCAAAAATATTTGAAACTGATATAACACAAAGTATTGACGTTTCCGTTAATATTACTGATAAAAACTATCAGTTGGATCTTATAAAAAACTTTCTTGTTTCAAAAGATTATAATCATATGACAGAAGATGTGTTATCAATTAATAATATGGTTGAAAACAAAATGTCTGGTGATGAAGAAAATCAATCTCAATTTAAAAAGTGGTATATTAGAAACATTGAATTTTCAAACTTTTTATCATATGGTGAAAATCAAAAATTAGATTTTGATAAATTAAATGGTATTGTGGTTGTTGAGTCTGATCCACCAAATTTTGGTGGTAAAACAGTTCTTACTGTAGATTTATTAATGTTCTTGTTTTTTAATGAAACAACCAAGACCACAAAAGCCGAAGAAATATTTAACAGGTATTCAAACAAAGACAAGGTTCATGTTAAAGGTGAAATTACAATTGACGGTGAGGATTATGTTATTGTTAGAAACATTGAAAGAAAAATATCCAAAAAAAATGAATCGAATGTTAAAACAGAGTTGGATTTTTTTAAAAAATTATCAGATGGAACATTATTAAACTTTACTGGAGAACAAAGAAGAGAAACTGAATCTTTTATTAAAAACTCAATTGGAACAAAAGAAGATTTTTTAACTACAATTCTAACAACAGGATCAAATCTTGAAGATTTGTTAGAAGCAAAACCAACATCAAGAGGACAAGTATTGTCAAGATTTATGGGTCTTGAATTTTTAAAAAGAAAAGAAGAAGTTGCCAAAGAAATATATGGGGATTTCTCAAAACAAAAGATATCAAACATTTATTCTTCAGAACAATTAAAAAGTGAGATTGAAACACATCAAGAATCAATTTTAGAATTAAAGGTTCAAATTAAAACTAATGAACAAAGTTTGTTTAATGTTAATGATGCAATTACAAAGGGTAAATCATATCGTGATGATATGTTAAAGAAAAAACATACAAATATTAATCATGAGTTAAGTTTGTTAAAACCTGATAAAACAAGAGTTGAGATACAAGAAATTGAAAGAGATAAGAATGGTTTTTTATTAAAAATATCCGAAATCAAAGTTGTTGAACCATCTGAGTTTTATTATGAAAATAAACATGACGAGGTTAAAGAACAATATAATGAAGTTTATAAAGAGACAATTAAACTTGACACTGAAATTGAATCAATAACTAAATTAAAATCAGAAGTAGAGGGAGGAATTAAATGTTCTCATTGTGGAATTGAGTTAATGAACGCATCGATCACCAACGCAAAAATTACAGAACTTGATGGGTTAATTGGGCAAAAAAACACAAAAACGACACTTATGCATGTTTTATCAAGCAAAGAACAAAGTTTTGTACAACTTAAAAAAGAATTTGATGAGTATGAAAAAAACAAACTCATTAAAGAAAAGTATGAATTAAGTATTGAAAGTTGTAATTTAAAAATTGAATCATTAAACGATAAGATTAAACGTTGGGAAGAGATACAAGATAAAATTCAAGAAAACCAAAAGATTGATTCATTATTAATAAAAGCTGACATTAGATTAGATGATTTGGAAATCCAAAGAAGAACAATTAGTAATTCAATTACTACAAGTGAATCATCAATTAAATCACTTGAAGAAAAAATTGATCTTAATAAAAATAAAATTGAAACAATAAAAGAAGAAGAGAAAAAAGATAAAATATATAAGATTTACTTAGAAATTTATGGTAAGAATGGTATATCTAAAATGATTATGAAAACCATGATGCCACTAATAAACTCTGAACTACAAAGATTAATGGAAGATTCTTGTTACTTTAAATTGGAAGTTCGAATCAACGATAAAAATGAAGTCGAGTTTATTATGACCGATAATGAAACAGGTATTGAAAAATTAATGACTTCAGGTTCAGGATTTGAAAAGACAATTTCATCTTTAGCTTTAAGATCTGTTCTTACCAAGATCTCAAGTTTACCAAAACCAAATCTTGTGGTTTTAGATGAGGTGTTTGGAAAAATTGCCAATGACAACTTAGAGATGGTATATGAGTTCTTTACAAAGATCAAGGATTACTTTGAAAAGATTTTTGTTATTAGTCACAATAGTATTGTGGGTACATGGGGGGATCATGTGGTTAAAATTAAAAAAGAAAATAATTTTTCAAAAGTTTTGTGATTTATTATAATTTTATTCCTATATTTGTAAAAACAATTAAAAACACACATATGAATTACTTACTTTTTATTTTCTACGATGAAACCATAGAAAACTCAGAAGAAAAAACAAAAGAGATCGCATTTGAAGTATCAAAAGAAATGAAATCAAACGAAGCCAAATTAATTTCTGGTGAAAAAAATGCAATTATCCATTTTTCATCAGACTTACATATTGAATATGTATCAGAATGGGTTAATTTTATTTTTATCAACTTGGGCAGTACTCAATATTTTTTAATACCAAAACCAAATAAAACCTCTTCTAATATACCAAAAGAGCATCTTGATTATCTTTTATCTTTGAAAAAAACAAGAAAACCAAAACAAAAAAAAGAACTTAATTTTTTTGACAATGACCCATTTGATTTTCTTAATTTAATTAAGAACTTTAATCAACGTTGTAATCTAACATTAGATGAATTGTTGGATAAAATTATAGATAGTGGTTTAGAATCTTTAACAGATTTAGAAAAACAAAAATTAGACGAATATTCACAATTAAATTAAAAAAAAATGAAAAGTAAAAATTTAGGAATCCCAATTAATCAAGAAGAAGTATATTACTATCTTAAAGATATTAGAAAAATTAAAGTTATGTCACCAGAAAGGGAAAAAACTTTGGCGATAAAAATGAAATCAGATAATATTTCTGAAATTGAAAAAAAACAAATTGAAGAAGAATTACTTGTGGGTAACTTAAGGTTTGTTATAACAGTTGCAAAACAATATCAAAACCAAGGATTAGATTTACAAGATCTAATTGCTGAGGGTAATCATGGTTTACTGAAAGCAATTAAAAATTTTGATTGGAATAAAGATCTTAGATTTATTTCATACGCAGTATGGTGGGTTAAACAATCAATTTTACAATCATTAAATGATAATTCGAGAACAATAAGATTACCAGTTAATGTTGTACAAGATTTACATAGGGCGAAAAAAGAAGTTGAACAATCTGGAAATAAAATGGATGATAAGTTTACTGGATTACCATCTATTGTTGATTTAGACATGAAAATAAATGAAGAAGGGGATACACTTATTGATATGATTGTTAATCAAGAGGCTGAAGCTCCTGATGCTATTTTTAATACAAACGATATTTTAAAAGAAAAAATGTTAAAGTTATTAAATAATTTAGATGATCGTGAAAAATCAATTATTGGTGATTATTTTGGGATCACAGGAACTCCAAGAACTTTGGAAGATATTGGGGGTGATTTTGGATTAACAAAAGAAAGAGTTAGACAAATAAAAGAAAAGGCGTTAAGAAGATTAAGAAACGATAGTTCAGAATTATTTGACTATTTATAATAAAAATTTGGCGAATTAAAATAAATTATATATCTTTGTAAAATAAATAAATAAATAAATAAAAATTATGGGAAGTGTATTAGACTTTATTGAATGTCCAAATTGTAAACACGAAGCGTCTGACGACTTCTATTACAAAACAGGTGAAGAATATGTTAACTGTGGTAACTGTGGTTACCATCGTTCAGCAACTATTGTTAATAGAGATAAGAAATTATCTGAATTAACAGAAGAAGATTGGAAAGTTGAAGAACTTAAAAATCCTTATGGTGCTTATAGACTAAAAGTATACCATAGTATTGCGACTCAATGCGGTTCTCTTGAAAATGAAGAACAATACGACGAATTAAAAAAAACTATTGAGGATGATATGGAGGTTGAATTTTGTTCCGTCTCTAAATTTATTAATGGTGAAATTGTGACTGAAATGATTGTAGATAATGGACCTAAAGTTGATTCTGCAGGTTTTACAATAGAGGATCGTTAAGTGGGAGAGGGTTGAACCGAGATTACCCTTACAACTCGGCGGAATGAGACACGATGTTCTCTGGGTGAAAATCCTCAATCTTACTCGTGATGTAAGATGAAATTACACTCCCCCATTGGTACCAGTGGGGGTTTATTTTGCGGTAATAACTAGTTGACCTCTACCAATATAAAAATCAGTCCCCCGCATAACGGTTTTAATAACAAGATTAAATTCGTAAGGATTAACTTCTTGTATTAGAATTGGAATATTAAGTAGGGTTGATTCATCTTTAATAACAAACTGAACACCATCATATAAATCACCAATGACAATATATTGTACTATATCATCCTTTACCTTATTTACTGAATTTAAGATATCATAATCTCTAATTATATCACCACTTTTTGAAAAATCTCTTTTTTTTTGTTTTTCAGCATGGGACTTTATTACAGGTACATTTCCACGTTGGTACTTTAAATTCATGGTAACAGTAAGGTTTGCTTGGATCGCAGCAATCTTCTTTTCTAAGATTAAAACTTTACGTATTGTTTCTCTAAGTAGTGACATAATTATATAAATACCTTATATTAGTATTTATAAATATATTAGAATTATTATGAAAGAAAAATTTTTACCTTGGTTTTTATTATTTTGTGCTTTGGGTTTGTCAGGAACCGCAGCATATTATAGTGTTGTTGGTTTATCAATCGTATTTGTTGGTGTGGCATTACCCGTTATTATTATGGGATCATTTCTTGAGATATCTAAAATTGCAATTGCAACATATCTTCACGACAAATGGAAAGAAACATATGGAATTTTAAAAATTTATATGACCATTGCTCTTGTGACCCTTTCTTTAATAACTTCACTTGGAATATACGGGCTTTTAAGTACAGGATTTCAAGGAAATATTGCAAAACTTGAAATTAACGAAAAACAAGTTAAAAATATTGAGGTAAAAAAGAAAAGGTTTGAAGAAGTTAAAGACGAACTAACAAAAGAAAAAAACATTTTAGATGGAGACATTACTAAGTTAAGAGACGGGGTATCTAATAACACAACAACACAATCTGTGGATAGAATAACCGGACAGGTAATTACAAAAGCCAACGAAGGTAATAGAAAATTATTTGAATCTCAACTATCACAAGCACAAGTAAGGAGAGACACAATAGCAAAAAGAATTGATAGTATGAATGATAGTATCACCCAACTTGATATTAATATCTTAAACATGGAATCAAAAGAAATTTCGGGAAGTGAGTTGGGAGCTTTAAAGTATGTTAGTGAACTACTTGATTGGGATATTAAACGAACCGCAAATCTTTTTATTTTAATTTTGATCTTTGTTTTTGATCCATTAGCAATTACGTTAGTTATTGCAACAAACCAAGCATTTAAAGGAAAAAGAAAAGACGATGATTCACAGGGGGACACGGATGTCCCTCTGTTAAAATCCACAGAAAATTTAGAGGGGGACACTGGTGTCCCTCACAAAGAAGATACCATACATGATACCATACATGATACCATACATGATGAGATTGAGATTCCTGAAAGTTATTTAACACATCATACCACACATCATACCACACATTATACCCCCCAAGTCACCCCCCAAGTCGAACCTGAAATTATTGAATTATCAAATATAGAATATGGTAGTACAGGACTAACCACCGTAAATACAACCACACAAAATAAAGTTTTAAGATATACTAAAACAAATGATTGATGAAATAATAAAATACGGAAATTTTAGATCAGAGAAAAAAAATAAAAACAAAACACAAATTATACTCACTAATACGTCTAGAAACATAAATGATTTTTTACAATCACTAAAATATAGACATAATGGTAAATATGATAAAATTCCTAACTATATTGTAACAAGAGATGGTAAAGTTCTTCAGTTATTGGACAATGATGAATATACTAATTATAACACAACATCATCTATAAACAGAAACTCTGTAATTGTTTGTTTGGAAAATTTAGGTTGGTTAGAAAAAGAACCATTAAAAAATTATCACATTAATTGGATTGGTGATATTTATAAACAAAAGGTTTTTAATAAAACATGGAGAGATTATTTTTTTTGGCAACCATATCCTGAGGAACAAATTATTTTAACCTCAAAATTGTGTGTTAAGTTAACCAAAGAAACTAATATCCCATTAAAAAGTGTGGAACATAATACAAAAATAAACGGTATAGAAAAATTTGAAGGTATTGTAACTAAAAGTAATTTTGATAGTGATTTTACTGATGTTAGTCCGGCCTTTAATTTTGAAATTTTTAATAAATATTTAAAAAATGACTAATTACGAAGAAATAAAAAAATTATTATCAGCATCAAGAAAATTACTTGGGGGTAACCAATTAACTGAGGATATTAAGAGTATTAAAAAAAATTATGGTTTATTAATTGAACAACCTGTTGAAGATCCTGACAATAAAATAGATGTAATGACAGATATTGAGGATAAAATACAAAACGATAAGTATGAAACTGCGGAAAAAGATGAAGATGAAGATGAATATAAAGAATTTGATAAAGTTAAATCAGATAAAAAAAAGGCATATAGAATATCGGGGGGGATTTTAGTTATTCATAGTAAAAACACAACAGATTTACAATTAACAACTGATGATAAGTCCGCTTTTCAAGAAAGTATGGATGAGTTTAAACAAGATGTTACCGAAATCGTTGACTTTAATAAATTAAATTTATATCCAACAAATGTTGAATGGTCAGGAAAAATAAATGAATTAGATTTAGATTTTTTCTTTTCAATTGGAGAAACAAATGGGGTATATATAAATGGAACTATGACCAAACTTGATGATGAATTTAGTGAAATGTCGTTAAAATTAAAAACATATTATGAAAAATTTAAAACCAAATGGTCTAAAATTGTTTCATCAAGAAAAAAAACAAGTGAGACATGAAAAATTTTTTAAATGAAAACTTCAAATACATTATATTAACATTTGTTATTATATTAATTGGTTTAATTATTTACGATATGACAAAAGTTGATAATGGAATGTCAAAAGAGGATAAAAAACAAATTGAACAACTTAATAAAGATATTGATAGTATGATTAACTATCAAAAAAAATTAGATGAAAAAATAACAAAATATAATGAAGATATACATAAAATTGATTCAACAATATCTAATATTAAAATAAAAAAAGAAGTTGTTAATAACTATTACCAACAAAAAGGTAATGAAATTAAAAACTCAAACCCTAAACAAATTGATAGTTTATTACGATTAAGATATAATTTTTAAAACATGAAAAATTTAATACTAATATTATTTGTGTTTTTTGGGGTTTCTATTTTATCCCAAACAACAAAAAAAGAAGATACTACTGAAATATGTATTCCTTATAAAGTAGGAAAACAGATCATGATGGATCTAAATAAATTGGATTCTACTTCCGCGATTTTAAAATTAACCAAAAATGAGGTTGTTGAGTTAAATAAAAAAATTGAGGTACAACAATCTATTATTATAACAATGGAAGAAAAGTTTAAAACAAGTGAAATAATTATTCAAAAAACAAATGATAAATTTCAAATTGTTGATAATATTAATAAAGATCTTACATCAGACAATAGAAAATTAAAAAGAAAAAATACAATAATTCAGATTATTTCCTCAGCTATTATAGGAGGATTAACATATGGGATAATAGTAAAATAAAATGGCACTAACACAATCGGATAAAAGAGAAATTGAATCATTAATAAAAAAAGAAATAAAAGACTTTTTAGGGTCGGCAACAGCTAAACAATTTGAAGATAAATTATTAGAAAGAATTTCTAAAGAGATGAAACGAGGTAAATTAGAGAAAGATGTTAAAGAATTAATAATTAAATCGTTTAGGGAGTTTTATACTATAATGTACCAACAAAGAAATTTTTGGGAATCTAAATTTAAAAGTTCATAATGGATATGATTAACATGTTTAATAAAGAATATAATAATGCCGCAAACGGATTGGGGGTAAATGGGGTTGACTTGTCCAAACAAAGAAAAAACTTCCAACCAATGGAAGAAGAAAAAGAAAAAAAGAAAAAAACAAAACCACAAGATTATTTAAAAGATAAAAAAACTAATTTAAATGACATACTAACATTAGTTAAAAACAAAATGTCAGTAAGTAAAACAAGAACCGAATTAAAAAAAATGTTAGAAAATCCTGAAGATATTAACGATTTTCTACATTCATTATTAGAAATAACTAAAAGTAAAAAAGAAGAAACTAAAGAGATGACAGGATCAGGTAGTTCGGGTGGTTATTCGGCACCTTTATTTGGTCGTGAAATGAAAGAAAGTGTGTGTCCTATTTGTGATATGAAAAACTGTAAATGTCAAGACAAAAAACATTCTAACGGACCAAGTAGAAGAGAAACAAAAGAAGCCACAGGATCGGCATCATCAGGTCAATACTCAGGGCCCTCGATATGGGCGAAGTCAACCAACAAAAAAGATTGGGGACCAAGCCGTAACACTCAAATTCCTGGAGGTAAATTTGTCCAAGTTAAGAAAAAATGTAAAAAGTTTCCTTATTGTAATCAAGGGGATATTAATGCACTTAAAATTTTTGAAAACAAAGGATTAAAAAGAGTTATAACAAATATAAGTGAGTCTTATGGAATAACAGAAAACTATGTTAGAAATATAATTTATTTAGAAATGGAAAAATTGAATAAACATTGATATTTATATATAAACAAGAAAATGAAAAATAACAATTATTATAATGTTTTATTAAAAAAAATTCTTAATGAAACTTTAGAGGATAAAGCAAAAGAAGTAATGGAAAAATTAAAATTTAATAAACCTGGAACTTCATTTGACTATGTTGAAGGAGAAATGTGTGAATCATGTGGTGGAGAAATGAGAGAGGGAGAAATGTGTGAAACATGTAGTGGAGAAATGAGAGAAGGAGAAATGTGCGAATCATGCGGTGGAGAAATGAGAGAAGGAGAAGCGTGTGAATCATGTGGATATAAAGAAAATAGTGAGGTTTTAGAAACTCGTAAGAGTTATAGAAATAATAATAAATTAAGTGATTCTGATATTGAAGAAATAACCGAAAGATTATTTGGTAAACAAAAAAATATAGATAAAAATAAAAATAATAGAATTGATAAAGAAGATTTTACACTCTTAAGAAAGAAAAGAGAGACAAAAGAGAATAAAGGTGAATGTATGGAGTGTGGTGATAAATCTTACATGGAAGAAGATGAAACTGCGGAAGGAAATTCATTCACGAATAAATTAAGACAAACACCAAAAGGTGGAAAATTTAAACTTGGTAATAAAGAATATACGGATAATTCTTCCTTGGAAGAAAATAATAATGTTTTATATAGGTTAAATTCTGGTCATGGGTCTGAATTGTTTACCGAAAACGAGATTATTAATCTGATAGAAAACATTATTATTGAAGAAAAAGAAAAAAGTAATATAAAAAAAGGAAAAACACCAGCAGGTTTGGAAGCTTATGAAAAGGCACATAAAGGATCTGGTAAAGAAAATGAAAATTACATGAAAGAATTTTCTAAAAAAATGTTAGATTATACTAAAAGTGGGTCTAAAGAGAAATTTAATACCAACCCAAAACATTTTCCAAAAGGTAACGGTGAGTTAGAAAAAATGGAAAAAAAGGCTTATGAAGTATCTGATGATGGAAATGAATTTATTGATGATTATTTAAGACCTGGAATGCAAACTTTAGATTATGATGAAATGCATCCAAATGAAGATTGGATGGACGATAATATTGAAGGATCTTCTAAAACCGGAAATAATAAAGAGTGGGCAAATTCTGAAGAAACTGATATTAATAAAAATATAAATAAAACCCGTAAGAAAGGAGCTTACAATAAAGCTAAAAGAGCGGCATATAATAAATCACCACAACCAATTATTAGTGATAAACCAGGTCAGGAGACAGGTAAAGGTTTAAAACTTAATAATGAAAGTGTTGATCATAAATCACAAATAAAATTAACTGAAGAGTTTAATAGAATGAAATTATTAATGGGGTATAAGCAAAAAACCCAATAATTTACATATAAAAAATTTTTATTATCATTTGTCCATAGATTAATACCTATGGACAATTTTTTTAACTACATAACCCAACCAATTAAACCTGAAGATGTAGATATCTGGTTCAGGATAAATAATATAATTTCTGAAAAAATGGAATTATATTATGACTTTTCATTTTCTTTATATTATTTAATACTTGAAACTTATTTGGGGGAAGATGATAATATAAATGAAACTAAAATTGTTATGTCAAATGAAGACAAACAAAAACACTTTGATTGGTGTTGGGATAAAACCATTAATAATTTCAATAAAGAAAACATAGTCTTCAAAGATAAAGGAGAACATTATGATTATTTTAATCAATTTTTTATGGACACGTTTTATAATCAAAAAGAAGATAAAATGAAAAAAACAATTGAAACATTTTTTAATGATGTATTTAATAGAAAAAAATCGTTTACCAAATCTGATTTAGATATAATATTAAACATTTATAAGTCATTAGATAAAAATATGGTCCTGTAGTATTTACAAACAACATTTTTTTTATTAAACTTAAATATATAAAAATAAACTATTATTAATTTAAAAAATGAAAACTTTAGAAAAAATCAATTCTCTAAATGAAGAATTAAATCTTAATGTAACTAAATTTTTTGGTGGAAATAAAAGCGCTGGAACAAGAGCTAGAAAAACATCACAAGAATTAAAAGCATTATTACAAACTCTTCGTGGAGAAATTTTGGAGACAAAAAAAAATGACTAATATAGAAACAATATATTTATTTGTTTTTATATTCTCAACAATTTTATTGGTGAGAACAGCATTAAAATTTATTATTTCCCTATTACAAACAAAACCAGAAAAAATGGTTTTAAGTAATAGGGAAATTTTATTCAATGGTTTATCATTAAGTTATTTAATAACGTATTTAATACAAGTATAAATGAGCATATATAAAGAATTTACAATACTTTTTCCGTATCTACAATCAGTTAGGAAACTAAAATCATATTTATCTTTTGATATTGAATTTCCGGATACATGGAAATTACCCAAAAAATTTGTTAACGAAGAAAAAGTAATTGAAAATCAGAAATCAAACACAGGACATAGATCCTTTTCATTTGTTTCTGAGTTTAGTGAAAAGTTAGTCGATGAAACAATCTTTAACATAAAAAATATTATTGCATATAATAAAGAAAGAGAAGAAAAAGAAAGATTATTCCAAATAAAAGTTGATGAATTAAAAAAAATGTTTGAAAAAGAAAATTTAAATAATTTACAAGCATTAAAATTTGAAATTACTGAAAATAAAATTGAATTAGATGACAAAGAAGAAACTATTAAGCCATCCGGAGAAAACCCAACAGTGGTTAAATAATGAAATTGAAAAAGATGTTCTTAATTTAAATAATGAAAAAAATCGGTTTATTGAACAGATTAAAAAAATAAAAAAAGAAGATATTGTCTTAAACCAAAAAGAAATAAAATTAACATTATGGGAAAAAATCAAAAAAGTGTTGATGGGGTAATAGAAAAATTGGCATTGATAACCGATGGAATTCAAACATTATTCCCAAATGGAAAATCGTTTATTGTTTTTGAATTAAATTATGAAGATTTTAAAAAAGTACAGTCTAATTTTAGACATATAGATAGTGGATTTAATCAGTTTAAAATTGATTTATCGGGAATTGAAGTTGTTTTTATTTTAGAAAATACATTTAAAATAGAAGAACCTGTAAAAATTAGTATTTTTGGTAAATTAAAATCTTTTATAAGTGGTAAACTTACGGTAAAGAATTGATTTATCATAACCATTCTTATTTAAAAGATCATACATGTATTTTTTTTGTTCTTTTGACCCATCTTTAATTAATATACAATCAATCCTTTCTTGGTTAATCATATATTCTGATAGAGTGTCTATTAGTCTATTTGAATCCTCTTCAGTCTTTAATGAAAACAAATGTATTTTTTCGTTATTTTGAATAATAATTTTATTATTCAGTTTAGAAATCATTTTTATTCCTACTTTTGGAAGATATTCTTTTATCATTGTTAAAACTGTAATTCTTTTAGATTTTGTTATATCAAATAATAATTCTTCTTTTTTATAGTCATTAAGTATTTTTAAATTAAAATCAGGATCCTCAAGGTCAACCCTTATTTGTCTTCCGTATTTATCTCGAACAAAATAAGGTCTGTGAGCAACACCTCTTTCTAAAAACCCAAGTTCATATTCACAATACTTACCATTTTCTGTCTCCATATTAAAAATAACTGTATTACTTTCACTTAAAATTTTATCATAAAATTTTTTTGCGTTATTATAAGTTTTAAATTTCTTTATTATTTTCTTTTTTATCTTATTTTTAAATAAAACAATTATAAAGTTACTCATTTGGTTATGATATATTTGTTAAGTATAATTATAAATTAGTAAAAATAAATATGGAAGATTATTATAATGTGTTAGGAGTTACAGAAAGTGCAACTCAAGACGAAATTAAAAAAGCTTATAGGAATTTAGTTAAAGAAAATCACCCCGATAAAGGTGGGGATGAGGAAAAGTTTAAAAAAATCTCAACTGCATATGATACTATTGGAGACGAAAATAAAAGATCACAATACAACAACCAACGAAATAACCCATTTTCTAACATGAACGGTTTTGGAGGTCAATCAATGAATGACATTATGAATAATATGTTTGGTGGTCGTAATTCACAAAATAGAGTTCACGACACCATAATTGATATAAATATTGGTGTATTGGAATCATACTTAGCGGGTAAAAAAAGTATAACATATAACAGAAAAGATAAATGTCCTCCATGTAATGGAAATGGGGGAGAGAAAAAACCATGCAATGTTTGTAATGGAAAAGGATTTGTTGTAAAACAAATGGGTTCAGGAATGTTTATACAGATAGTCCAAGTAGCATGTAATACTTGTAATGGTGTTGGTAAAATAACAACAGCAGCTTGTTATGCTTGTGGGGGACAAGGAACAAAAAATGAGATTAAAACAATCGAGATCCAACTACCACATGGAATTGATGATGGTCAGTTTTTAAGATTACAAGGACTTGGTGATTATAGAAACGGGGGATATGGTAATTTAGTTATTAGAGTTAAAACAACTAATGAGGGTAACTTTGAAAAATTAGGAACAAATCTTATATATAGTGCTTTTTTAAATCTTGATGATTTAAAAAGAGGATCATTTGATGTTCCACATCCAGATGGAAAAATAAATGTTAAATTCCCAAATAATGTTGATACCTCAACACCATTAAGAGTTAAAGGAAAAGGGTATAAAAACCAACATAATGGTGATTTATTAATAAATCAATATATTAAATACAATAGAAGTTAAAATAGTGATTTAATATCATATATTAAAGAAACTAAACCATATATTGTCAATAAAAACATTATTGCTCCAGTAATAAAAACAAATTTTTGTGTTTTACTTGACGATTGTCCACATTTTTTACATCCGGTTACTTGTGTTGCTTCAGTTTTCATACTTTCTTTTTTAATAAATATAGTGTTACATATTTGACAAATAAATATAAAATTATTATTTTTATATAAAACATATATATATGATATCTTACATCGGAGGAAAAGCTCGAATTGGTAAATGGATTGTACCATTTATTCCAAAAAACATTGAAACTTATGTTGAACCATTTGGTGGTATGTATTGGGTTTTTTTTAAAACAAAGTTAAATGAGTACCCAAACCTTAAAACTGTTGTTTATAATGATTTTAATGGATTAAATGCCAATTTATTTAGATGTTCTAAAGATTATGACAGACTTTGGGATGAACTAAATAAATACCCTTGTCAACAGGTAGGGGTTGAAAATACACCTCCAGAATACGAAGAAATGTTTAATCAGTTCCAACAAGAAGTTTTTCATAGTGGAATTGATATAACTGAAAATAATAGATTTGAGGTTGCCGCAAAATATGTATATGTATTAACTCAGGTATTTTCCGGATCTAAACCTGAAACATCAAAATATACCGATTATAAAGGTAAATACAGATGTAAAATTTTAATATTTATGGATAAATTAAAAAATAAAGAATTTAGAGATCATTTTGATAAGATAACATTTGTTGAAAATTTAGATTTTCAAATATTAATTGAAATGTATGATTCGCCAAATACATATTTTTATGTTGACCCACCCTATTGGAAAACAGAGAACTATTATTCAAACCATGATTTTGATAGAAATGACCATGAAAGATTGGCAAATTCTTTAAAACAAATTAAAGGAAAATTTTCACTTAGTTATTATGATTTTCCAATTTTAAGAAAATGGTTTCCAGTAGATGACTACTTGTGGGAGATGAAAGAATTTGCTAAAGCCGCATCAGCTAAAAGTGGGGTGAAACAAAATATGGGGGAAGAATTGTTAATTATGAATTACGGTGAAAATAAAGTTAAAAAAATAAAAGTTGGAGAACAATTGGATATGTTTAAGCATATTTATGTATAATTTGTTTTTTTTTTTTATTTAAATGATATTTATAGTAAAAAAATATTATGGAATTAGTAAAAATTTTGTCAAAGATAATTAATGAAAATCTAAATATACAAAAAATATTATTAGAATATCCTGAATCAACAATTAAACGATTAGTTGATAAATTTTCATTAGAAACAGACGATAGTGAGGATGATATAAAAAAAGTTATTTCTGACTTTGAAAGATTTAAAAGTGGTTTTGCTAACGAAGATAAGGATATTTTTAGACACACTTATATTAAGTTAAAACAGTTAATTAAGGATAAATCCACAAAACAACAAACTAAAAAAGATCTTGATAGTTTTGCTCAAGAATTTGTTACAAAATACGAAGGAACGGATTTACTACTAACAAAACAAAATATTAAAAAATATTTTGAGTTGAAAACATTGTTTCCTGAAGATAGAGCGTTTAAAAATCCGGTTACAGATTTAAACCCATCACAACTTGATAGTCTTGTTAGAAAATATTTTGATAGATTTAATGAGAACGGCGAAAATGCATTAACAAAAAGAATGACTGAGAAATTCGCAAAAGAAATTCCTGATGAGGATCCACTTACAGTTATACTACCAAGAGTTAAAAGATTTGTCACTAATTTTTTATTAATACCATTAAACACAAAATTAAGTTCATTTATGTCTTTTGATGAATTTGAACACATTGTTGATGGTTATACTCCGGCTGGAGAAGATGAATATAGTATGCCTGAAATTGATGTGAGTGACGTGGACATTGCATATGAAGATGATAACATATTAATTTTTGCTCCTGATCAAAAACATAAGTGTATTAATATTAGAAAAAAATATGCTCCAGATAGAAGATGGTGTACATCATGGGAAGGATCAAGTAATTATTATTACAATTATAGATTAAATCAAAACTTAACATTGTATTATGTTATTAGTAAAAACCTTGAAGAATCTGATTTAAATTATGCGGTTGTTATACTTGTTGATAAGTACGGAAGAATGAAATTAGCGGATAGATCAAATTCCGGTCGATTTGCGGGAGGAGAAGAAATATCTTGGAGAGAAATAATTCAAAAAGTTCCTAGTCTTGAAGGTAAGGAAGATTATCTTGTACCAAAACCATTTACTGATGAAGACACAAAAAAACTAACCAAATATAAAAGTCTTAATCTTACAACCTCTGATCCTGTTAAAGAATTAGGATCAGTAGATGAGGTTGAATTATGGATGGAATTAAGAGGTCCTGATTTTAAAAATATTACTAATGGTGATGAAATATTTGGTAATTTACCTGAAGAATTACAAAAAAAATATATTGGTCTTGGAAATGAATTAGATGGTAATATGGTTAAGAGGTTAGCCCCTGCAGCAATGACATATTATGTTTCTAAGAAAAAAGAAAAAATACTAACAAAAACTTTAAAAGAAGTAACAGAAAACGATATTGCAGTAATATTATCTCAAGAAATGAGACCATATTTTAGAGATTTAAAACGAAAATATAAAAATGAACTAAACACAATTTTTGCGGATAACAAAGTAATATTACAGTACCCTAAAGATGACCCATCTAAATTTATTGTGATGTTTGGATTTGAAGAATTTTTTGAATCCCTATCAGAAAATATTGAATTCATTAATATTGAAAATAAAGGATCATCCCCAATACTGTTAGATTTACCAGAATCAATTGGTAAATTTAAAAATTTAGATACTTTGGTTCTTGATAATATGATCAAAAGTATACCTGAAAGTATTGGTGAATGTAAAAATTTAACATTTTTAAATTTAACTAATAACATTGAGTTAGAAAGGTTACCCAAATCAATGGTAAATTTAACCTGTTTAGAATTTGTTTCAATTGAGGGATCTAATCCAGATATTATAATTCCGGAAGTTTTACGAAAATATATGACAATAGATGAAGATTTTTTCTTAGTAGAATTCCCCGATAATATGAAACAACATTGCAAAGGAATCACATCAATTTAACTTATAGTTTATGAAAAATATAGATGTTGAAATTTACATTAGTCAAATGATAACTTTTTTTGAAAAAAACCCAAAAGATTTTATAGACTTAGTTGGTAACATACAAAAAGAAATTTTTTACAATAAAATGAAGGAGAGATCTTTAAAAAACGTAAAAGAAGAAAAAGATTTGATATTAACTAAAGAACAAATGATTGATATTGTTATTGAACTTCAACACCCCAATTTAAATGAAAAAAAAGACGATATTAAAAATATTGAAAATATTATATTAAAAACAAAATTTGGTAATATATTTTTAAATTAAAATTTTTTTAAAAAAAGTATTGTTGATTAAAAAAAAAAGACTATCTTTGTTGTATAATTAAAATTTAAAAATATGAACTATACAACAGAATTAATTCAAACAATGGCACCGTCTATTTTTGCAACATCCCCATCGTCAAAAATGACAAACAAGTACCAATTTGTTCCTACCGACAAAATTATGGAATATTTTGAAAGAGAAGGGTGGGAAATTTCATCAGTTAACCAAAATGGTAAGGATATACACTCAGTACATGAAGTAAAGTTTCGTAATCAACAACTTCCATCGGTTGGAGACACTTTAGTTGAGGCGATTATTAGAAACTCTCACAATGGTATGTGTGCATTCTCAATGAGTTCTGGACTTCACAGATTAGTATGTAGTAATGGATTAACAGTTCCAACATCAGTAGCTGACCAATTTAAACTTAGACACAAAAATTTTGAACTTGACGATGTTAAAAGTTTAACTGAAAGTTTTGCAAAAAAATTACCAATAATTCAACAGTCTGTTGGAAGAATGATGGAACGTCAACTTACTATGTCCGAAAAAATAGATTTTGTTCAAAAAGCATCTAAACTTAGGTGGACAGCAGGATCAGTACCCTCAACACTTGATTTAGTTGACTTGTTAACACCTAATCGTAATGAAGATGAAGGAGATGACCTATGGAGAGTATTTAATGTAGTACAAGAGAAATTTGTCCGTGGTGGAATTGAATATAAATCACAATCCGGACGTAAAACAGGATTGAGAGGATTAAAAAATATTATTACTTTAAATACATTAAACACAAAACTTTGGGAGACAGCCGAATTAATGTTATAATTTATAATGGAAGAACAATATTTTACAAAAGAAAAAAATTTTTTAGATATTCTAAAAGAAAGACATCAAAAATTATATGCAATAATTAACGTTAACAGTGTTTTATCAATAGAACCTGAACTCTTAATAAAAAAAAACTTTGAAGTTGAATATCTTAATAGTTTTGAATATAATGGAGAAATTAAACACTCCGATGGGATATTTAAAAATAGATCAGGATTCTATTTATATTTATCAAAGATTACATTATCTGAGATAAATTTTAAAATAAAAGTTTATTACGACGTAAGTCAATTAGAAGAAGTTAAGTTTTTTATAAAAAATTTATCAAAACTAAAAGAAACTGATTAATAATAAATATTAAAATAATAAAACAAATGGAAATTACAAGTGTAGAATTACAAGAAAAAATCAATAAAGGTGAAAAATTAATTATTGAATTTTGGGCGGAATGGTGTGGACCTTGTCGAATGATGAAACCTATTTTTGAAATGATATCAAAAGAAAATACTTCCGATGTTCAAATGTTTACAATGAACGTAGATTTAAATCGTGAGGTTGGAGCATCATTAGGTATTAGAAGTATTCCTACTATTAAAGTAATAAATGGGGGGAATGTTATTGAAACAAAAGTGGGAATGTTGAATGAAAAAGATCTAAAAGGTATGTTAACAGAATTAATCAATGGATAAAGTTGTAGTATTATTTACGATGAAACAATGTCCGTTTTGTCATATGTTAAAAGAAATGTTGGATAAAGAAAATGTTGAGTATGTTGATCGTGATATACATGAATATGAGGAGGAATATAATTTATTTGTTGAGGTAACTAACAATGAGTATGTTCCATCATTTATGTTAATAGAGTCACCCGATGATGATCCAATTACTGGATTATTTGCTCCTGATAGAGATTTTGAAGATATTAATGAAGGAGTAAAAATTATTAAAGAATTTATTAATGGGTAATTAGAAGATAATAACATCTTCCAATCTATCTTGAATTAAATAAGGTTTTTCTCCCGTAGGATCTAATATGTCCTGAATAAGGTCATAACCCTCCACTTTAGTTTTAAAGTCTTTTAAATCAAAGTCAAATAAGTCTAATATTAAAGATTTGATAATGGTTTTATCTAAACCTGATTTAGGTAAAATTTTAATGTTAAAATCTTCATCGTCATTTAATTCTTTTGTGAAAAAGAAATGTACCTCATCAGTCATAATTGTACTGTAAACTTGGTTAAACATATAATGAGTATAATAAACCATTAATCTACCACAATTTAAACTATGTCCATATGGAAACTCAGAATTAATTGAAATTTCACTTAAAGGTTCATATTCCTGTGTAAATGGAATTTTATTAACTTTAACCCAACCTGTTTCAATGTTACTTATTTTTTGGTTATAGTTTATAACGTCAACAACATTAAGTAATTTAATATTTAACTCAATTAATATTTCTTTAAATTTTTCTGTAAATTCATCTCTTATTAAATTTATATCTAAAAAAATTTCACTTGTGGTTATACCGTTTACAACATAAAAAGATCCCACATCAGAAACTTGTATTATTGAATCTTTATTTTTATCAATTTTAGATAAAATAAATTCGGCAAATAAATTAACAATGCCTCTTTTTGAATTTTTATTAATTAATCTCATATCTTTTTTTTACAATTGATATGGATTATAAATGAATAAATAAATAGTTTATTTAAATATAAAGTTTATTTAAATATAATGACCAAAGTTTTCGTTTATCTCTTTTTGAATATCAGACCAATCTGGATAATCAGGAGTTCTAAAATCTATACATTCAAAATCACCATCGTAGATTAGTTGTTTCATCAAAGTCGTATAACTACCAAAATAATCTAAATATGAATCTGAATATGATTGACCTCTATTGTTTTCTAAAAATAAAGTAATGTCACTAACAAAATTTCTAATTTTAATATAATTTACATATATGGTGTGTTTTTTACCATCTGACATGGTATGTTCTTTTGGGAATTCATCAACTTTACCTTCAAAGTATTCATCTAAACCATCATATACTAATTTATATATTTCATTTTCATATGCAGAATTATATGCGTTCCAATAAACACTTTGTAATTCTTGACCTAACTCACTTAAGTCATTTTTACATAGTTCATCTATTGCTTCGGAATCTTTAATTAATTCATTTAAGTCTTCAGGTCCAATTTTAAAATAACCTTCAGTCCCTTGTTCTTCTGATAAACTTTCAAAAAAATCAGAATCATAATCTTCTAAAGATAATTCAACATTACCAATTTCTTTAAAAATAACATCTTTTAAATGGGCGGTATTTTTTTCATCTAAATCGTCAATAACTTCAGATGATTTTGTATAAGCATCAAAATGCCAATTGTCACCTAAACCATCTTCGCTAAACATTTGTTTTGCAACATCTTCTGCAGATACATCATGACGGGATGAACCGCAGAAAAAAGAAGCCAACTCATCTCTATCCTTACCTAAATATAAATAGAACCCATCAGGTCTAATTTCAACATCAGTTAAAAGGTTGCTTGTAATATACTTAATAGTATTATCGTAGTTATGTTCTAAACCATGTAGTAAATAATTGTTTATAAACGATTCAGGAACAGAATCATACTCTAAATTAGATATTATATCACTTTCAACCAAATAATCAAACACTTCATTACTAAAATCATCAAAAGGAATATTATTTATATCTATTTTATTTAATAAATTTTTTCCTTTTATAAATCTAAAAAAAGTTAAAATTCTTCCATTAAAAATAGAAGATATTTCATCCCAATTACCATCATTAAATTCTTCTATAATATTGTTTACCGTCATATTTTTATTAATAAATATAAAAAAAGTGAGAAAACTAATTTCCCACTTAAGTAAATATTACAAACGACTATTATTTATTTTTATAATATTTCTCAACAATTTTTTTAACAGATTCCTGAACCGTAACATTTTGTGCTTGTGGTTGAGGTTGAACTGGTGTTTGTGGCTGAGGAGCCGCTTCAGACTGATTTTTTTTACATCCGCATCCCATAATAATTTAATTTTATATAGTTTATTTATATATAAATATTATAATATTATTAAATTTGTAAATAATATAATATTTATTATTGAATGAAAAAAATTATAAAAATTACAGAAAACAAATTAATAACTTTAATAAAAAATATTATTGTTGAAGAATCTGAAAATGATTACTTTGAAATTACCCCGGAACAATATCGTAAATTGTTGGTATCTGTTAATTTTAATGCAAAAGTTATTTCAAGATTACCAATGTTTAAAGGTAAAAAAATAAGAGTTAATGGTAATTTATCGTTAAATGGTTTAAGACAAATTACTAGTTTAGGTGATTTAACGGTAAGTGGACAATTAGATATTCCTTATACCGGAATAAAAAACTTAGACGGGGTAAAATTTGAAAAACTTGGTGCGTATCATATGACACCATATGCTGATGAAATTGAGAAAAAAAGATTAAAACAAGAAAGGGAAGACGCTAATGAAAGAAGAATAAATGACGAATGGAATATAAAAAATACAGATGCAATAAGTGAGATGGCAAATGCTGTATTTGAATGTATGTACGCAACTGGTGATTTATACGTATTAGATGATTCAGAACGTGAGGATCTGAAAAATTTTGAAATACAAATGGTGGAACTTGAAGAAAAAATTGATAATGAGGAAGATGATGAAATTTTAGATGATTTATATATTGAAAGAGATGAGTTAGAAGAAAATATTGACGCCTTAAAGGGAAAAGATAATGATCAATATGGTTTAGTTCCCGAAGATCGGCATTCTTTCTATAAAATGACAGTATTTAAATCAATTCATGGTGATACAAATGGAAATACTTATGCTGTTGGTACTGAAGGTGAGGTGGATGACTCCATTGAAGAATATTATGAAGATATGGTAAATGATTTAAATAATTTTGATAAAAGTACACTAAGTTATCACATTGATGGTGAAGATGTGTATGATCATTTTGAAGATTCGATTCGTGACGATATTTATGAAAATTTTGAAGATTATGATATTTCTAAAGAAACTAGTAAAGAACAAGATCAAGAAATAATAAACCTTAGAAATGAAAAAAAATCTCTTGAGATAGAAAATTATTTAATTTCAAATGGGGCTAGATCTCCTCTTATTGAAGAAGGAATAGAAAGTATGAAATACTTTAAATTTAAAGATTATATGAACAATTTATTAGTTGTTGAATGGTCTGACGATAAATGGCAAATTTACCAAAACAATAAAAAGGTTGAGTCAATAACTTATGAAGATGAAGATGAGGATGGAGAACATGAATCGGATAATGAATCAAGGATTGAAGAAATTGAGAATAGGGCGGAAGAAATAGATTCTGAAATTGAAGAAATTGAAGAGAATCCTGATGGAGATTTAAGTGATGATGATATTGAACGAGTTATGGAAGAAAAAAGAGATGAGATAGAGTCTGACCCGATATCTTGGTTGGATGATTATGGTATGAACTATGATAATTTTGTTAATACAAGAAGTTTACTACGTGAATTAATTGATGAATCTGACTATAGCGTAATAAGTCATTATGATGGGGATTACCAAGAAGTTAATATAAATTCAAATACCTATATTGTATTTAGAACTGACTAATACCTTTACAGAATGAAATAATATTATTATCTTTATGTGTAATGGAAAAAAAGAAAAAAATAGAATTTTTAATGAACACTGAATGGATGTTTGAAAAACCCATTGATCAAGAACACAAAGAGTATAAATTATTATCTTACTTTCAAAAAATGGGAGAAAAATTAGATAATATGGAACTCTATCCTGGATTCATTGAGTTGTCGTTACACGTGGCAAATCTTCAAAATTTAATCAGAGATAAAAAAATAATGTATACTAATAAAAAATTTACAACAATAGATGATGAATTATTAGTAAAAGATTTAAAAATAAAAGACATCCCAATATTAAACAATGAGGAAAAAGAAGAATTTAACAAAATATTAACATATAGTGCTCCAAGAATGTTAGAATATTTTAACATTGCTAAATCTGTTTGGGAAATAGTGTTTGATAGTGTAATTTTAAGAATAAAAAAAAACAAAAATGAGGTTTTACAAAAAAAAGGATATTTTTATTATTTAGACTCAAAAGATAATTTGTTTTATGTTTGGGAATTTAATGTTAAACAAGTAAATAAAAAATCACCTGAAAGTAAAACATTAGTAAATTTAATTTATTCTGAAAAAAAAAATAATTTGACAATTACAAAAATTATAAATACATTTAGTCAATGGAATCAAGATAATATATCAAAATTACCTTTGTATGAAATGTTATGTGAAGCGAATTTCCCAATAAATGAAACGCTTCTTCCATTGTTTAAAAGAAAATTGATTACCTACATTAATCAAACTCAAATGATTGAAAATTATAAAAAAAACAAAGAAGAATTAAATTTTTAAAATTGTATATGAAAGTTAAATTAGAATATGTGTGGTTAGATGGATATAAACCAGAACCAAATCTTAGAAGTAAGGTAAAAATAGTTGACTATCAATCTATTAAGGAAGCGTTTCTTGATGGAAATTTCCCAATTTGGAACTTTGATGGGTCTTCAACATTACAGGCTGAAACAGGAAGTTCAGATTGTATTTTAAAACCTGTTAGACATTATTTTAAAGATATGGAATCAACCGTATATGTCTTATGTGAGGTATTAAATTCTGATGGGTCACCACACGAGTCAAATAAAAGATCAAGTATTGGTGAAGGTTTTGAAGATCTTTGGTTTGGTTTTGAACAAGAATACTTTATATACGACAAAAAAAACAAATGCGTTTTAGGTCATGATCAAAACAACTTGGAACCACAAGGTAAATATTATTGTGGAGTTGGTCAATATGTTGTTGGAAGAGATTTTGTTGATAAACATTTAAATATGTGTTTAAATTATGGAATTGATATTACAGGAGTTAATGCTGAGGTTGCGTTAGGACAATGGGAATACCAAGTATTATCTAAAGAAAAATTAAAAAGTGGAGATGATCTTTGGATGACAAGATATTTTCTTTTTAAAACCTCAGAGAAATATTCATACCACATTGATTTACACCCAAAACCAATTACACATGGTAAATGGAATGGGTCTGGTCTTCATACAAATTTTTCAACAGATATTATGAGAAATGATGGAAATAAAGAATATTTTATGTCATTGTTTAACGCATTTGAATCAAGACATCGTCAACACATTAAATCTTACGGTTCAAACAATAATTTAAGACTTACTGGTGAATACGAAACACAATCAATAGATAAGTTTAGTTGGGGTGTCTCTGATCGAGGAGCATCAATTAGAGTTCCAAAAGAAACCGAAGAGGAATGGAAAGGATATCTTGAAGACAGAAGACCAGGATCAAACGCAGACCCATATAAAATTATTTTTGAGATTGTTAAATCACTCCACGAAACAAAACAAATATACCATATAAAAACCATGATGACTAAAAATATTGACACAAATAATCTTAGTGGTAAATATGGTACAATTTCTAATGATGAATTATTAAACGAATATAAAGAAGAATAATGGATAAAGAATGTGTATGTGGTGGAACCGGACTTTGTCAGTGTCCACCGATAAAAATAGAACAAGTAAATCATCCTCAACATTATGGGGGAAAAAATAATGAATACGAAGCAATAAAAGTTATTGATGCTTGGGATTTGGGGTTTAGTTTAGGAAATGCGATAAAATATATTAGCCGTGCAGGAAAAAAAAGAAAAGATACAGAACTTGAAGACCTCAGAAAAGCCCTTTGGTACATCCAACACCACATTGAAAACATCGAAAAATAAAACAGGATTTAGTAAAGAAATTTCAGTTTTAGACGCAATCACAACACCAAGTGAATTACTACGGGAAACTTTCATAAATTTTATGTGGGGGTTTTTAGGTAATTCTATTGTTGTGTTTGTTGCAAAAGAATTGGACTTTTTAGTTTTAATAAATTATGTTCTGTATTACGTTTTAATTTCGTATATTGTCAACAGAAAAAAATATGACACAATTTTAGGTAAGTTTATAGTTCTTCCTGGTTCAGCCGCTGCGGGAGCATTTGCAGGATATAAATTAGCACAAATAATTACAGAAATAGTTTAATAAAAATTTGACAATAAAAAAAATTATAGTTAGGTTTATTAAAATTGTTTAATTAATTAAAAAAAAAGTATGAAAAATTTAGAAGACATTACTGGTAAAATTATTAATGGTAGTTGTATTGATGTAATGAAAACATTTCCTGAAGGTTGTGTGGATTTAATTGTAACATCCCCACCCTATGGTGTTGGAATCGATTATGATGTACATGACGATGATGTTGCGTTTGAGGAGTATATTGAGTTCGCCAAAGATTGGTTAACAGAGGCTTACAAAGTTTTAAAGGATGATGGTCGAATTGCCTTGAACATTCCTTATGAGATCAATAGACAAACTAAGGGAGGTAGAATTTTATTTCTTTCAGAAATGTGGCAAATTATGAAAGAAATTGGTTATGGTTTCTTTGGTGTTGTGGATCTTGAAGAAGACTCTCCACATAGAAGTAAAACAACCGCTTGGGGTTCTTGGATGAGTCCTTCTAGTCCATACATTTATAACCCAAAAGAGTGTGTAATTTTAGCGTATAAAAAACAACACATTAAAAAAGTAAAAGGTCAACCTGAATGGACAGGTGTTCCAACTGATGTTGAACAAGAAGACGGGACCACCAAAAAGAAAAATGTTTATGAAGAAAACGATAAGAAAGAGTTTATGGAACTTGTGTTTGGTCAGTGGAATTATTTTGCAGATACTAAGTCAATGACTAAGGCAACATTCTCAATGGACATCCCAACAAAGGCAATTAAAATTTTATCGTATAAGAATGATATTGTTTTAGATCCATTTGCTGGTAGCGGAACTAGTTTGGTTGCTGCCGAAATATTGGGAAGACGTTGGGTTGGAATTGAGTTATCTCCAAATTACACAAAAATTGCGAAAGATAGAGTTGAACCTTTTAGAATTCAAAAATCACTCTTTAATCAAAATTGAATCACCCTCGGTGATATCGTATTTAATACAGTCACCACCATTGATCTCTAAGATCATATCACCAACACCATCATATCGGGGACATTTCGAATCGTCTTGTTCCCGACAAGGTGGACAATCCGAGTAAATTTTTATTATTGATTCATCTGATATAAAAATAATATCTAAAGGAGTAATACAATCCTTCATCCAAAATGAATGAGTACCTTCACTCATTACAAATAACATACCGTTAAATTCGTTATCAAATTTTTTACCTTTCATTCCGTCTTGAATATCTTTATCGGTAATTGCGGATTTGACATTAAAAAGATTATTGTTTATTATTACTTCCATATATATAAATATGTAAGGTATGAAAAAAAACAAAAGATTTTCCGGAATATTAGTTAAATGTAATGACAAGGTATTGTTGTGTAAAAGAAGTAGTGACAACACAATGCCAAATCAATGGTCAATCCCTGGTGGGGGAATAGAAGATGGTGAAACACCTGAAGAGGCTGCTCGTAGAGAGTTTTTTGAGGAAACAAATATTAAGATCAATGATAAATTAAATTTGGTTGGGTTTGTTGATAGATTTAACAAAGATGGTACTTTCCTAAAAGGTTTTATGTATGTCTATGGTCTTGAGGTTGAAGATAAAATATATCCAGATCTGGATAACGCAAAAGATGGTGGAGAACATAGTGAGTGTGGGTATTATAGTATTGATGAATTACCAATTACAAACAAAACAGATGAATTTTATAAAATAATTGTTAAAAATTTACAATAAAGTTAACTTTTAATAAATTATAGTATATTTATATCGTACATAATAACAACCAAAATCCTCTTTCTTAGTTATTTAGTGGTTAATCAAAAAGACAGTCCCATAATTTTTTTAAAAAAGTTATGGGATTTTTTATTTTTTGTTTGGTAGTTTAAAAAAAAGTATTACCTTTGTTGTATAATTAAAAATTAAAAAATATATTATGAAAAAATTTGAAGATTTAAAATTTGAAAAAATTGAAGACGCTCCGTACCAAATTGGTGTGAAGTGTCGAATGGTGTTTGAAAATGGATACGGTGTATCTGTTGTTTCTCACACACATTCATATGGTGGATCAAAAGGTTTGTTTGAAATTGCCGTTTTAGGTAAAGATGGTGACTTAACTTATGATACTCCTATAACAAATGATGTTATTGGGTACTTGAGTCGAGAAGAGGTTACTGGCATTATGGAACAAGTACAATCTTTATAATAAATTTATTAATATTAATTCAAACGTTTAAAATTTAAAAAATGGGAACTTACATTCACACATTTAAAAAAAAATTCAACAAAAAAGTTATTCTTGATGAACAAGAAGTTATTGTTGGACAGGCAACATTTTTATGTCGACAAGATTGGTTGGGTAATTACTCACCATCTGAGCATAGAGAAATGACAAGAGCATATGCTTTACCTAAACATGATCAACCTGATTACATTATTTTTGAGGATGAATCAGTATATAAAAATAATAAAAAAGGAGTTTGGTCGGACGGAAGTGGTTTTTGGGGTGGTATTGACCATAAAAATGATTTTGTTGGTACACTAAAAAAAGTTGGTAGAAAATTTGTTATTATAAAATAATGTATTATCTTTATAAAAAATTATAGATTATGTTAAAACAAACAATTACGGGATACACACTAAAAGTTATTAATGAAAGTATGGGTGTGTTAATTGATGAGACATTTATGGATCAAATTCAATATAAAATATTTTTAAAAATGATTCATGGGTCAATTGAATTGGGAAATAATTTGAGTTTTTACAATGGAGACGCATTCTTAGTACATATACCAAATAAAATTTTAATTAATTCAGTAATTATTAGTAATGTGGAAGATATTTCTATAAGTGATCAAGTTAAAAGTAAAATTGAATCATTAGTAACAAAATAAGATATGAAAAAAATAATTTTTTTAACATTAGTATTAGTTGGGTTATTATCTTGTGAGAAACAAGTTATTGAACCTGGTGAATATCAACCATATGTAACCCCAAATCCAACAACACAAGATAGTACATACTCTTTGGTTGGACAAACTTGGGTTATTAAACAATATAGAATTGGTGAGATGGGTTTACCAATGGATATGATGCCGGTTGATACAATTAAATTTATTACAAAAAATAAATACACATATAACTCAATGAGTCCCCAAAATTATGGTTTTTATTCTGTGGGTACTGTTTATTCCTTAACATTGAATTATACAATATTTGGTTACTTAACTGGTAATGTGAATAAAGTTAATTTAGAAATGGGAGTTATAATTGGGGGTAAGTTTACGGATATTTCAATAGGTGTGGTTAATCCCCCAAACTACTACCTTTGGATGGAAAAAATATGAACATGGGAACAAATTATTATAGATCTCCAACTTTAAATGAATTGGAGACAAGGAAAAATCGTCTTATGTCTAGAATTAGACAAATGGAATTAAATGTGGAATCAGTTAATAACAATTTTAGAATAGATGGTACTGATCAATTTCAAAATTTGTCACCTTGGGATGAGTTTACTGATAATGTAAAAGTTCATTTGGGTAAACGTAGTATGGGGTGGAAGTTTCTTTGGAATTTCAATGAAGATAAGTTCTTTAAAGATAAAGAATCATTACTTGAATTTATTAAATCAGGTCGTATCTTAGATGAATATGGGGATGAATTGAGCCAGGATGAATTTATTGAAATGTCTTTTTCGTGGGGACAGGAAGATGGTTTTGATTCGGAATCATATTATTTGGAATATCCTGAAAGTAGAAATTCTTGGAGTAAACCTGAACGTTATGTGGATGGGCTAAGAATATCTGATTCAATAGACTTTTGTTAATTTTCCTTGTTTAGTAAAACAAGTTGGTGGAGTCGGACAATTCGTTGTCGACCTTTAAAGGGGAAGATTAGTCTTCCCTTTTTTTGTTTAAATTAATTAGGTATTGTTTTATTTTTGCCTTTGCTTTAAATAAATTAGTTTTTGATGTGCTTTCACTAATCCCTAATTCTTCGGCAATTTCTTGATGTTTCATATTTTCAAAAAAGAACATCTCAAATACTTTTTTTTGTGAAGGATATAAAGTTTCAACGGCATCTTTAATCTCTTTTGATGAATATAAACTTTCTTCTGGGTTGTCGTCAATTACTTCTAAATTTACTCGTTCAAAATCAATAGGGTTTTTGTATGGACTTCTTTTTTCTTTTTTCCATTCATCAATTACTGTATTTGTGATTACACGTTTTGCCCAAGCCTCAATAGGTCCTGACTCATTGTACATACTAATTTTTTGATATACTTTAATGAACCCTAATTGACAAAAATCATTTGCTTTTTCTTCATCTCCATTTGCGTATTTTAAACAAACTTGTCGATACATTTTTGGGTATAAAGATTTATATAGTGAATTAAAATCAACTACCTCATTTAATAATGTTGAATATTGGGATTCAGTTAAAATAATTTTCATACCAATAAATAGTTGTTTATTTAAAAAAAAATAACTATCTTTGTTTTATGGAAACTCCATGCAAAGAATGTCCGCACTTTATTAAGAATCGTCATAATGATATGATTGTTGAATTTGGTCGTAGGACTGGTAAGAAACATAATTGTCATATGACCGAAGGGGTTAAAGATTTGTGGAATGTTAAAAATATAAAATTAGAATGTTATGGATCAAAGAGAAATGATTTACGGAGTGTGTGATAAAACAGGGAAATGTGATTCCTACTTTGGTTTTTTTAAAAATGAAAAAGATGCGGAACACGAAGTTGGGGTCCAAGCTAATAGACTCAAGGAAGACTTGGGTATGATGGATATTGACATTCAAACAGACCGAGCATTATTTAATGGAAAATTGGTGGTAGTAATTCATAGATACGTGTTAAGATAAAACAATAGAAAATAAAAAGTGACTACCATTAACTTTACAATTTTATTTTTTTTTATTATTTTTTTAAAAAAATAAAAAATATGCAAACATTAACATTTAACACAACAAAAAGAGAAGTAAACTTGGTTACTTCACAAGGAGACACAATTTACGTTCAAGAAAATGTACCAACAGTAAAAGTAATGGATAATCATTATGAAGTATACGTTGAAGATTACGAAGGTAAAAAAATTCCTGTATTTAGAGCACCAATTGCTAATACAAATATGATCATTGAAAAATAAAAAGTTATGGATGAGAATCAAGAACGTATAAAAAAAATGTATTTGAGAATAAACAGTGAACCAAATGATCATGAGATGTCACCACCCCCACCTAAAGATCGTGAAATGTTACTACCTCCACCATCAGAAGGTAAAACTAAAACTTTTACTCTTGATGAAGATCAAGTTAAAAAGTTGGAGGAATGGCAGAGTCACATAAAGGCAATATATGGGAGTTATGGAAACTACGAATACAGATTCTCAAGTGATGGTATTGGAAAAATTGTCACAGTATTTAGTGAGTTGGCTGACATAGAATTAGATTTGACAGATGTTGATAGTTGGTAAACTGACAAAATGTCAGTATTTTATGAATGGAATGTTTTTTGTAAAAAATAGTACGACTTTAAAGTCATAATAAATAAAAATAAAAATAAAAATTAAAAATGGGAAAAATTATTGGAATTGATTTAGGAACAACAAATTCGTGTGTTGCCGTTATGGAAGGAAATGAACCTGTAGTTATAACAAATAGTGAAGGTAAACGAACAACACCATCCGTCATTGGATTTATTACAGATAGTGAAAGAAAAATTGGAGATCCGGCTAAACGACAAGCTGTAACCAATCCGGATAAAACTATTAGTTCAATTAAACGTTTTATGGGGACAAGTTTTGATGAATCTAAAAAAGAGATTAAAAAAGTACCGTATAAGATTGTTAAAGGTGATGGAGGATCTCCAAGAGTTGAAATAGATAAACGACAATATTCACCACAAGAAATATCGGCAATGGTACTTCAAAAGATGAAACAAACTGCTGAGGATTATTTGGGTGAAACGGTAACTCAGGCGGTTATTACCGTACCGGCATATTTTAACGATGCTCAACGACAAGCAACTAAAGAGGCAGGTGAAATTGCGGGTTTAGAAGTAAAACGTATTATTAACGAACCTACCGCAGCGGCATTAGCTTATGGTTTAGATAAAATGTCTAAAGATATGGTAGTTGTGGTTTTTGACTGTGGTGGTGGTACTCACGATGTGTCCATTCTTGAATTAGGTGACGGAGTGTTTGAAGTATTATCAACTGATGGTGATACTCATTTAGGTGGTGATGACTTTGATCAAACAATCATCGATTGGTTAGTAAGTGAATTCAAAGAAGAGAACGGTCTTGATTTAACTCAGGATCCAATGGCATTACAAAGATTACGTGAGGCGGCTGAGAAGGCAAAAGTTGAATTATCTTCAACCTCATCAAGTGAGATCAATTTACCTTATATTATGCCTGTGGATGGTCTACCAAAACATTTGGTAAGAACATTATCAAAATCTAAATTTGAACAGTTAGTTGATTCTTTGGTTAAAAGAACCATTGAACCTTGTAAGAAGGCATTAAAAAATGCTAAGATGAAGGTTTCTGATGTTGATGAAATTATCTTGGTTGGTGGTACAACAAGAATTCCAGCAATACAAGATGCAGTTAAACAATTCTTTGGTAAGGAACCTTCTAAAGGTGTTAACCCTGATGAGGTAGTTGCGTTAGGTGCTGCAATCCAAGGAGGTGTGTTAGCTGGTGATGTTAAAGATGTCTTATTATTAGATGTAACACCATTATCTTTAGGTATTGAAACTATGGGTGGAGTTATGACTAAATTGATTGAGTCTAATACCACAATCCCGACTAAAAAATCTCAGGTGTTCTCAACGGCGGTGGATAATCAACCAACAGTTGAGATCCACGTACTTCAGGGGGAAAGAGCAATGTCAACCGATAATAAAACTATTGGTAAATTCAACTTAGATGGTCTTCCACCGGCAATGAGAGGTGTTCCACAAATTGAAGTTACGTTTGATATTGATGCAAATGGAATTATCAATGTGTCAGCGATAGATAAAGGAACAAACAAACAACAAACAATTCGTATTGAGGCATCTTCTGGATTATCAAAAGAAGAGATTGCGAAAATGAAACAAGAAGCTGAGTTAAATTCTGAACAAGACAAAAAACTAAGAGAAGATGCTGAAGTTATAAATAGAGCGGACGGTACAATATTTCAAACTGAAAAATCAATCAAAGATTTAGATGAAAAATTAACCGAAGATCAAAAAACCGAACTTAATACGGCACTTGAAAGTTTAAAAGAATCTTACGGTAAAAAAGATATTGAGAAGATTGAAAATGATATCAATGATCTTAATACTAAATTTCAAAATATTAGTCAATTATTGTACGAACAAACAACAACAGAAGAAGAAAATAGTAAACCATCTGATGTTGAGTTTGAAGAGGTAATCTAATTTTTAAGTTAAATATAAAACCCTCACCTAATCCGTGGGGGTTCATGATATAAAATAATTTATTAAAAAATAAATAAAAACAATGAATAAAATAATATTAATTGAAAAAAAACCTTACTTGGTTTCTAATGAAGAAATACAAATTGGTGATGAAGTTATTGTAACTGTTGGAGGTCAATACCCATCAAAAATGAATTGCGAAAACGAAACTGTTTTATCGTTAATTAAAAATCCAAGATTAACATTAACACAAAGTTATAAAATTGTTAGTGGACCAGATAAAGTTAATATACCCGAATCAAGAATAGACTTAATTTTTGAAAATGGGGGTATATGTGATGTATCACTTGATGGATCTGAACTTAAATTTGATAATATATAAAATGGTAAAAGAAATTAATAATTTTTTATCTGATGAAGAATGTAATGAATTAATAAATTTATCTTCAGATAGTTTTGATAATGTTGAGGTACTTGGTGAAAATATTGATGGATATAGAGTAGCAAAAGGAACTTGGTTAGAGGAAGAAGATGGTGAAGTTGTTATTAAATATAGAAAACTTATTTCAGAAATAACACAAATACCCACAATTAATATGGAAAGTATTAATGTTTTAAAATATGATATTGGAGGAGAATATAAAGATCATCATGATTTTTTTCATCCTAACGAAAATTATTATAATGATGAAATAAAAAGAGGGGGACAAAGATTAAAAACAGGTTTAGTTTATTTAAATGATAATTTTGAAGGAGGTGAAACATCATTTCCAAACCTAAATATTAAAATAGTCCCCAAAAAAGGAAAACTTGTATTATGGGATAACATAAAAGATGACGGTTCTTTAGATTATGATAGTATCCACGCTGGTTTACCTGTAACAAATGGTTTTAAATATATTGCGGTTATTTGGATTAGAGAAAATAAATTTTACTAAAAATTTGATTTATTAAAAAAAAATAATTATATTTGTTTTATACATATTAACTAAATTATGAAAAAATTAATTCTTATTGTTTTACTCGGACTTATAATATTCTCGTGTAACCAAAACAAATATAGATATAAAATAAAAGGTGATGTTATTACCAATAAAGGTCCTCATCCTGCTATTTGGTATACAGATACCATTAGTTTTGATGGGGATACGGCGTATTACTTTAATAGTGATGGGTCTGAGGTAAGAATTAATCCCCCTTATGTATTAATTGATAATCAATAAAAAAAATGAAAAATTACACAGAAATAGAGACATGGATTAAAAAAGTTATTAATTCTTGTAAAACTCAAGAACAAATAATTACGGCAAATAAATTAATTAATAATTTTGATAATCAATTAAAAAACAAAAATATTGTGGAGTATTTGAGAGAATATCAATATAATATTATTAATCCACTTGAGGTTTATTTAAACAAAAAAAGAAAAGAAATCCTTTAAACAAAAAAATTAAATGGGTTTTGATAAAAAAATATTAGATTTAAGTAGAACAATATACCAAACATCTGTTATGGTACACGGGGCAAAACAAAATCCAAAAGATCACATTGATAATATTAGAGGAATGATTAGAGAGTTCATTAGGACGGAAGTTGTCCCTTATGAATTAACCAATCAAGAAAAACTATCTTTTATTTTAAAAAATGAATTAATAATAACAAGAGCAGTTCTAAATGGTCACAAGGCTACTGATCAAGATGAGTACCAAAAAACTAGAGAAAAGATTAAAAAATATAGAATAGAATTAGAAATAATTAAATAATTAAAATCTATGTAGATTTAAAATTCTACATAGATACAGTACAAGAGTTCTTTGACATAAAAATAAATAAAATTTAAAAAACATGGTAGAAATAACATCATATGTTTTAGGTGTGCTTACGATTGTAGCAATATTAGTATTAATTGCTTTAGTTTTAGGTATGGTTAAGATAAGCAAATTAGAAAAACAAACAATAACAATTAAAAAAATGATTGACGAAGTATATCAATCAATTGATCACGAAAGAAGACATACTGAACAATTACTTGAATCTACCCATCGTGATATTAATATGGTTGAACAAACAATAATGAATCAAGTTAGAAATGTGGATGATTTTCATCACAAGATAGAAAATGAAATTCATAAAGAAATTGATCAAACAAAATCATACATTGATTCAAGAATAGATAAGGTAGTGTTACAAGGTTCCATCATAGGAAAAAAAGAAATAATTAAATAATAAAATAATCCGTTAAAAACTCTTGTACTTTTATTTTAAATTTTAAATTATTTTTCTTATATTTGTAACATGAAAAAAACAATAACATTTATTAGTGATACACATACCAAACACCGGTATTGTGAAAATGATTTACCAGGTGGTGATATACTAATACATGCTGGAGATTTTATGAACGGTGGATATAGTAAAATAGAGGTAATTGAATTCCTTGATTGGTTTAGTACAATAAAAGGATACGATAAGAAAATTTTTATTGCAGGAAATCACGACCGTATTTTAGAAAATGATCCTACTTGGAGTTTATTAATCATCAAAGATTATACAAATCTAATTTATCTTCAAGACGAAGGTTACTCTATTTATGACATAGATGTAGATTCGTCAGTTAAATTATATGGTTCACCTTGGCAACCTGATTTTAATATGTGGGCTTTTAATTTACCACGAAATGGGGAGGAAATGAAATCACGATGGGATGCAATACCTAAAGATACAGATATCTTAATCACACACGGACCACCATTTGGACATTTAGATATTCCAGGAGGACAAAGTGTAAGAGTAGGTTGTGAAATGTTACGTTATCGAGTAGATGAAATTAAACCAAAGATTCATGTGTTTGGACACATACATGGAAGTTCAGGATATTATTATAATGGAGACACACACTTTATTAATGCTTCAGTATTAGATGAGAGATATAATTACACTAACTTACCTCTTAACATTGAATGGGATTCAATAACAAATGAAATAAAATGGTTATGATTAAATTTGGTAAAGTAAAAATTTTTTTGTACATTTGTAAAATAAAATAAGAATTATGAGTAAATTTGATTACAAAGACAATCGGTCTATAGCAACAAAGGTAAAATCTTTTGCACAAAGTCTGATATTTTGGAGAGGACGTAAAAAAGGTATTATACACACTCGTAACATCAACTTGGATGACTTACGGTATATCTTTTTTCCAAATAAACTAGAAAAGTGGGGATATCTTGGAATAACTTTCTATAAAGAAGACAGCGTCTACTACAAAGCTCTTTATCCACTGGTGTTGGCAATGGACTATGAAGCAAAACCAAAATGGTGCCAAAGATGGTTTCTACGGTTCTTACATGTATTTGGTAGTGACCGATCAATTGTTAGAGTTCGTAATTGGACTCTACATAATCTACTTAGGAAATTAACTAAGGGAATCGCTTTCGTTGATTGGAAAACTAAATGGTCATCTTATGACCTCCGTATTTCTATTCACGCACCAGAACACATCCAAAACTTGGCTAATGATATTGAACTTGGATTTTACAGCAGAGGCAGGCAAAACGAATTAGTTGAACAAATTAAAGTAATAGACCCAACCGCTAGAATTATTTGGGGTAGCATCGAAAGATTAGAAAAACAATTAAATGAATTAGAAAACAATCAAGATTAAATAAAATGAATAAAAGATTAAGTAAACAAGAAAAAAAAGTACAGGTAATCATTGATTTAGTTAACAAGATGTTTGAAATTGCGGGTCATACGGTAACCTTTGAGGACATTAAAGATCGTAAAGACAATTGGTTTCAGCAATGGACTATGACTACAGAACAAAATGATCAATGGAAGTTATGGGGTAAAAAACACCTAATAAAAAACCTACGAATGAACGCAAAAAGCGCTGAAAAAGAAATGATGTGGATCTCACTACAATGGGGTTTAAAATTTAGTGATTTTACATATAATATAATTAAAAATGAGCAAGATTAAACAAACTAAAATACCAATGACATTAACGGAAGATAATGTTTTAAAGATTGCTGTTGATCAGGGAGTAATTGAAAATGAATTTAATTGGAAAATGATTCGTGAACATGATGGATTAACTAACCAATCTAAAGAAGTAATGTGGTTGGAATTTAATGAGGAAGGTAGGTTTAAATCAAAACATGATAAACCAGATGTTGGTCGTTCACTACTTATGTCACCATTTAGCCAATTTTTTACATGGCAAACAACTCCAATAACAGAAATTGTTGAGGATCAAGATGACTATATTAAATTTAAGACAAAAAATAGTAATTACGAGTTATGGAAACTAAAAAAATAATATGAAATTAGAGGTATTTACAGAAATCCTAAATAAACTTAGGAAGCAATCAGACAAGGAGCATGCATTGTATGTATTAGATATAGACACTATTAATTTCTCAGATAATTATATCTCAGTGATAAACATTTTATTAGAGGTGTACTATGGTAAGGATGGAGCAGATTGGATTAATTGGTATCTATGGGAGAGAGACCCTCTTGGAACAATTGACCAAGCAACTACTAATGACGGAAAACCTATTTGTTATGATGTCAAGTCATTATGGGAAGAGGTAGAACAATGTAGGTTGGATAATAAAGTGGAGTATGAGTTACCTGTTAGATTAACAGATGAGCAGAAATTAGAAGTATTAACAATGATACAAAATGGATTATGAAACAGACAGCAGTAGAATGGTTAGTAACACATATAAATTTAGGACTAACATATGAGCAGGAGGTAATTTTTGAAGGATTATTTGAGAAAGCTAAAGAGATGGAGAAGGAGCAGATAATAGATTTTGGATATGATATAGCAGATGACTTAGCTTGTGGTAAGTATAGAGATAAGAAACATATGGAAGAAAGATATAATGAATTTTTAACATATAGGGAAGAAGATGATGACATTTAGTGAATTAAAAGTAGGAGATAGAGTTAAGACTAATCTTTCAGGAATAGCTACTGTAATAGAAGTAGGATGCTATGGAGGCAAGATGGTTAAACTTGAATGTGATGAACCAAAGTGGTTTTGTCCCTATTTTTATAAAAGAGAATTAGATTTTAAACAACAATAAAAATGGGAAAAATAATATTAGAGTTTGACTCTGAAGAAGAAAAAAATGATGCAAGAACCGCATTAGATGGATATAAATGGAAAATAGCTATGTGGGATTTAGATCAATTACTTCGAGGAACCACAAAATATGGTACAAGTTTACTTGATAAATCAAAAGAATCAAGTGAAGAAGAGGTGGATATTGCACAAAAAATACGTGACGAAATAAGAGAAATACTTAATGGTTATAGTTTAGATTTAAACGATTAAAAAAAAATCAAGTATATGTGGGTTAATACGTATAAATCAGGATTTAGTAGTAAACATATTGTAATGGAGTTGACATTACAATAAAAAATAATTATATTAAAAATATATAAATAAAATAAATTATGAAAAAAATTTCAATCATCATTATTATCACATTAATTTTTACTGGACTATTTGCTGCCATTATCAATAATAGAGCAAATACCAAATTTAGTAGATTAATAAAAGATAAAGAAAGAATAATCGACAGTCTTAAAAAAAATCCCCATGTAGATACTCTATGGTTATCATTACCTGAAGACTCCATAAAGGTTCAAATAGGAAAACAATTAAAAAAAATTCAATCTCAAAGGGATAGAAATAAGGCGTTGAAAGAATATATTATTTTCTTAGAAAATGAAAACCAATTTTTAGGTAGTGTTCTTGCTGAGAAAGAATTAAAAGACGGTATCAAATAACAAATAAATTACTAAAAACATAAAAAATGAAAAAAAAATATTATGAGTGAAAACACAACACCTTACATAGGTTCGGATGGAGATTTTTATATGGATGACGACGAAATAAAATTATGGGACAACACCTTAATAGACGGACTTAAAGAAATTGAAATCGGAGAAGTAATTAACAAAATTAGAAATTATTACAATACTTGTTGTGATATTGATGGAAGACCACCATCTAAATTAGAACTCAACGAGTTTCTTGATTCATTAAAAATAAATAATAAATAAAAAATATGAAAAAATTAATGATTAGTATTGCGTTAATGTTAACTTTAAATGTTAATGCACAATGGATAAACAAAAATGTTAATAATGGGTTTGACGACCCTTATCGAATATGTTATACTGCCGAAAATAATGAATCAATTTTAAAGTTAGAAAATGTTGACGGATCAATATTTTTTTATCTGCAGGGTGGATATACGTGTGATGAAACCCCCACGGTAGACTTGTCTTTTTTAGTTAACGGTTCCTATGTAAAATATTCTGAATCTATGCTAGTTTCTGAAGATAAAAAAATTATATGGATCGTTAGTAATCTAATGGAAAGTAATATACTTAATGACTTTAAACTATGTAGTGTATTAAAAATTAGGGTAAACGATATAACTTGTTCATCTGAAGTTTTTACTTTTAACATGGCTGGAAGCTCATCAGCACTTAAATTTATTATTGGTAAATAAAATTTATATGACACAAGAAAAAGCAAACAATATTTTTGAAACAGAAATAGGTCAACAACTTTTATCTATATACAGTACATCTGATGATAGGGCATTTATTAGATATGAGGAAGCACAACTGCATACAAACAATATGATTAATTCAGTTGGTTCACAAGAATTTATAGATACAACCATAACGGAATGGTTTCCAGAATAAAAATAAAAAATTATGAATAGAGAACAAGCAAAAGACGAGTTAATCAATGTCCTTACGAATCAAGTGGTGGATCTAACAATGATGTCCAAGATTGAATTGGGGGATGATGTGATCTCTGAGATTAAACGACTAAACGGTATTATTAATCAAACAGAAACAAAATTTAAGGTTGGTGATAAGGCACACAAACCAAAAGGATATAAATTTCCTTGTACAATCGTAGGTGTATTTGAAACAATCGGTGGTGAAATACGGGTGATAGGT